GTTGCTCTGTCCGGGGATGTTCTTGCCATCCTTGGTTCTGCCTCCCTTCTTTTTGTCTCTGACGTACTTCGCCAGAGCCTCGTCATCTATATGGGTAATGGGGACGTGGCCGATGTATGGGTGCAGGCCTTCCAGGTGGTGAGCGGTCAGGCCGATTGATGCCTGGTCCTTGAACTCGACCAGGTATCTGGCGGCCGCCTCTTCCCATAGGCGAGCCTGCCTAACCCCGTAAACCTTTTCCTGCCTGTGCTTTTCCAGTCGGTGGATCAGGTAGCGTTCCGCCTCCGCCCGGTCGCCAGTGCCAGTGCTTTCATAAATTCTTTCTCCGTCGATCTTTTTGTCGATGTGCCAGAGGCCGCTTCTTTGGGAAAGGCCGGTGATTGATTTTCGCGCCATAGTGTTGCTCCTTTCGGGCGCTCGCTGCGTGGCGATTGTTGCGCCGATAAGCCTGGTTTTTCAATTGCCATCATCTGGATGTATGAGGTCGCCCAGTCATCAAGCTGTTGCCGGTCAAAGCCGACCCCGCGCTCACCGATCGGAAACTCATGCACGAACGGGCGGACAGTCTTGTTGAATTCGTCGCGACACATCCCGAGGTAGCCGGGCGCGTCCTTGGCCCGGATGAACCTGGGCAGGATCTGAGCTGCGTGGCTCGTCATGGTTACTGCTCCGTGCCGCGCAGGGCGGCGAAGGGGTTATTCAGATGGTGGCGGCAGGAGTTTTTGCGCGGCCTCGACCATGCGGCGACCATCAGGCAGCAGCATGTGAGGCATGAAGACCTCCTCGAAAGTCATCAGTGAGCATTCGACGGCGGTTACCTGGGCCTTAACCCAGTCGCGCAACAGTGAGCAAACAGCGATCTGTGCGATCTCTGATGCCTTCTGCTTATGCTCGGCCAGAGTTGAGCGCATACGGCTGGTGTGCGGATGCTCCCGCAGCCATGCACTTGCATAGCCGCCCCAGTGGCCGGGTAGCTGAACAGTCCGGCCTCGATGCTCGAATTGAACGAGAGTGATTTGCTCCTTGGCCTTATGCATGATTCCGTAGTTGTCACAGCCGAACCGCCCGAGAATTTTCTGTATCTCGGCGAACGCCTTGTCGCCGCTTGTGGCGTTTTCGTAAGGTAGGGGCATTGCTTTGCCTCGCCCGCCATGCGGCAGGCTTGAAGTGGGGAGGGGGAGTTACTGAATCTTGCCGGTCAGGCGTTCGCGCCAGGTGAGGCGCCGGGGAAGGTGCTCGCAGTCGTCAACCTGAACGACCACATAGGCGCATCGGTCGAACCCACCCCCCCCCCTCGCGCCGCCCCTTGAGCCAGCAAGCCTCTTTCTCGGCTTCGGCCAGGCTTAGGGCGTCGAGTTCGTGGACGTTGAAGCCATTGCTGTGGACGTGCCAGCCGTGGATGATCGCGATGAATCGGCTCACATCGAATACCTCTCGCCATCAACAGGATCAGCCGGCGCCTGCATCTTCTTCGGCCCATCACGGAGCTGACTGTCAGGTATGCAGCTGATCCCGACTCCGTTCAGGATGTAGCAGGTGATGCCTCGTGCCGTGTCGTGCTGAACGTCGATCACGTTCTCTGCCTGGGCCATGGGTGAGAGCAGTAGGGCTGCCAGAAATAACTTGTTCATGCTGCCTCCTTAGCACGCGACCACCAGTGCCAGGCCCTGGCAAGATACCGATCCAGATAACTGCCAGTGCTCATGCGTTGATCCCGGCACCATTCGGCGGTGCAGTTGTTGTCTTCGGCGTAGGCCTGTTCGAAGCGTTCTCGGCTATCCATTGGCAATAGCTCCGCCATACCGCTGATGCGGTGTGTGAAAGGGAAGGGGTTTAGGCTTGCGGGGTGATGGGCGTCAATGCGGCTTCGGATTCGTCACACATGCCGAGAATCCATTCCACCCACTCCTTACGCTGAAGGTAGCAGGGTTCGTCATCGCCGGGCATATGGTGCGCGTGGCGTGGTCCGTGATTGATTGAGCGAACGGCACTGATCAGGGATTGGAGTTGTTCGGCGACAACTTTGGGCGGTGGCTGGGCGTTGAGCCGTGCTACTTCTGTCTGCATTGCCTCGTAGGCCAGCTTTGTGACATATCCCTTGTCCGCTGGATTCAGGTACAGCTTGTCGCCTCGCTTCAATGGGCTTCCGTCCTCGCCGTAGAGGAATTCGGCAAACAGGCCTTCGTCACCCTCATTGATTATCGCCACCGGATCGCCCACATCGACGGCCTGCTCTGGCGTGGCGGCGAGCAGGTTGCGCAGCTCTTGATAGTCAGCTTCAAGCATTGTGAACATACAGGTCTTGACTATGCGCTCAGCCAGCTCCCGCGACACAACGACCGTGCTGCTTTGTTTGTCAGTCATTCCTTCACCTCGGCATGCCATTTAGCCTTGTACTCGGCGATGAATTCAGGCGGGAACTTGGACATCCAGTGGCAGCTAGGGCAACTGAATTGCTCGCCAGTCCAGCGGGTGTGCGGCATCATCCCGCCGCAGTGGCCGTTGCCGCAATACGGCCTGTAGCTGGCGTCCTTCATGAGGTTTTCGCGGACAATGCTCATCACTCACCATCCTTGGCGGCTGGCCATTGTTCGCAGCCACAACGAGCTGGATGCGCTTGCGGCTGGTCGCAGCCACGAACAGGAACGATGCGCTGGTTCTCAACAGACATTGCGTGCCGGGCACATTCGACATCCTTGGCGGCTGGCGCGGACTTAGCATCGTCGGATGGAGCAAGATCGTGGTTAAGCATTACTTCGATTTGAGCGCATGTCTCGTCGCTAGGATCGCCCAAATACATTTCCCACATTAACGTGAGCGCTTTGGTCAGTTCAGCCTTGAGCTTGTCGCGCTCTGTTTCCAAAGCTTCATTATCGTCTACAAACTTGCTGAGGACCTTCTGTATATCAGCAACCGACTTTGCGTAGACTTCTTCGCCCATACCATCATGACCCGGAACAACTTCGATCATGATTTTTCCAACACTGAGCGCTTCCAGCCGCTCAATCTCGGCCAGCAGCGGGGCGACGTGGGCGCGCTCTACCATCTCGCGGCGCTCGTACTCCGCTAATCCGGCTGCGCAATCAAAGGCCACTTTATCGGCATCGCGCCACGGCGTTTTCAGCGCCATGTTGCGCAGCATGTAAATAACTTCCGGCTCCCCGCCGAGCGCTGGCGGTTGCGGGGCATAAGACAGCACGCAGACATCATCGGGCAGCCCAAAGCCATGCTGAATGTGCGTAATGGTGCGAACAAGCTCCTTGCCTGTTGGGTTGCTGGTTTCGTCGACGAGATGCAGGCGAACGGTATCGCCTACTTCGAAAGCTCGATCCGAGCAGTTCCGGACTTCGCCGGTCTTGGCCCCCGATTCAAGATCGAGAAACGGGCGGCGCATGATCTTTAAGATGTGCTCAGTCATTCATTCTCTCCTTCGCATAAATGGCCTGCCGCTTTCTAGAGCAGGCTGCGTGGTTTCCGTGGGCTCTTGGCCGATGGCATAGATCGCAGATGCAGGCAAGGTCGAGGAACTGCATCTGCATCGCCCTGGGCGTGGTCGTTCGGCGTAGCGCTGTCATGCGGCAACCTTCTTCACTTGATCGATCACGGACTCAACGCCGCGAACGAAGTCAGCCGGCTTGTTCGTTTTCCCGCGTTCGAGGTAGTTGATGAGCTGGCGGAACTGATCGCCTTTGCCGACTACGTTGTGGAGGTTTTCAATTGAGTCGACCGCCCAGGCGCGGCCCTCGCGGTAAAGTACGTTGCACATAAGGCGTCCTCGCCTGGGTGGTGGCGTGATTCGTTAAGGTGGGGGTTGAATTAGAAGCCGTCGCCGCGATCCTTGCGGGCGGGCCTAGCTGCGTTGAGGGCTGATTTGTAACTGGCCTTGGCATCCTTTTTGGCCGTGCACCAATCGCCAGCGACCTCTACCGACTCACAGAGCTGCAGGTATTCTTGGCTATGAAAGCGGCTGACGTTGCGGCGCCTGTAGCGAACCATTCTGTATTCGCGATTTCCGCGTCCGCCGCGTTCCTGATATCTAGGCTGATTGATGCCAAGAAATTCGGGGAAGCTATCGTAGCCGCCGTCCGTATCCAGATAGGCGTCGAAGTTCGTTCGCTTGGGCGGGGGAGGCAGACTGGCAATGGCCACTCGCTTCCCATCCTCGGTTGACTGCCAGACAACTTCATCTGCGGGGCAGAAGGCCGGGGCCTTGGTGCGCACCATCAAACCAGCACCGACCATCGCATCGAGGTCTGGCGCTTCAGGCGCGTCTACGGAGGTGCCGTAGAAGTTTCGATAGGGGTGGCGTCCACGCTCGCCCAGTTCAGGACGAAGGCCAAGCGCGTGCCACAGCAGCCCGACCTGGGCATCGGATATCTGGCCTTGGATCATCAGCTTTCTCCAGGGTGCGCGCCGCCCTCCATGAGGATGGTGGCAATTCGATTAGGGTTCAGGTATTACGGGTGACCGGCATGGAGCCGGATCAATGGAGTGATTTATGCAGCAGCAGGTAAAATATTTAGCAATTGGATCCGGACTCAGAACTGCTTTCTACGATTCGAAAACCAACAGTGGCCCGCTATTCGTAGAGAAAATCGGAGCCTCAACCTACTCGCTCACTTTAGTGGAAGGGAACTACTCTCACGCCGACGAGCCTCGCACTAATGGCTCGTTTGAGCTTGTTACAGAATCAGAAATAGTACGTGGGTATGTTCAGCAGCAAACTCCAGGGCGCACAGCAGAAGGCGAACCTGAAACCATCAAGATGGTGCTTCTGGCTAACGCTCCGGACTGACAACCTCATCCCCAGGATCCTGCTGAATCATCCGCAGGCTCTTTCGCTCAAAAGCGAGCGCCACATTTTTCGAAACCTCGTAAACGTGGCGCGGCGCGGAAAGCATCGGCAACGCACCTCCCGGCCCCAGCGCATGCAGATGATGAATCATCAGTGTCAGCGCCTCGCCTTGCTCCTCAAGCCCGGACCACTCCATCAGCTCAGCCAGGGCTTGCTTCGTGCCTGGTCTGACCTTGAGTCGTAGATCCTCTTCCTGAAGTCTGGCCGCCTTGTCGTGACGGCGTTTGTCGCGGTCTTTCTGAGCTAATGCCATCACGCAGCCCTCAGCGCTTCGTCCTCGACATCGAGGTTATCCAGCGCTTCCCAGATAATTTGCCGTGGCGCATTCGACATGGCGCACATTGCGACGATCTTGCGGTGTGCCGGGTTCTTAGCCCGGCCACCCACGTCCGCCAGCACCTCTTTCAGCCGGTCGCCCGAGGGTTGCAGTGTCGCCGCCAGCGCCATGACCAGCAGAACATCCAGGCCATCCAGCGGGCGTTTCTCGGCACGCCACCAGAGGTGAGGCTTGCCAACTGATCCGCGCTCCCTGGCGACTTTGCCCTGAGTTTCCAGGGCTACCAGATCGGCGCGAACTGCCTGGATTGACATGCCGGTCGCATCCGCCAGGGTCTGAGCGGTCATCCCGGCCGATTGAGTGAGGTAACGCCAGATTGGGGTCATGTTTGATACCACTTGGAATTAGGTGGATATGTTCGGCCCTGCGTCGGATTCGGACCTTTGAGTTAATGCGCTTCATGCTGCCCTTGCTCGCTCCCAAACACCCATGGCCGAGAACACGGCATTGGCCTGGGCTTCGGTGAGGCTGATCTGGTCAGGTACGGCGATCCAGCCCGAGCCGATCACATGCTTCTGGTTGGCAGATGCGCAGACCTCGGCGTGTTTCTCGATCATCAGCGCTTCCAGATTCGCAACCAGGTGCATGCCGGCGGTCGTGAACTCAGTCGCCTTGCTGTACTGGGCGCCGCTGGGCTCCTGGCAAAAGACCGCGATGTACACCGTCCATGTATGGGCTATATCGCACAGAGCATTGGCTACCGGGAGGGTGCGGATCTGCTTGCAGCTCTTCCAGTTGACCATTACCTGCACGTCGCCGGGCTCAACATTGGCGACGGCGGCATGGTTGGTTCGCACCAGGGCTCGTCGGGCGCGGTCGATCTGGGCGCGCCGGTTGCAGACCTTGCGGACCTTGCTCATAGCGCCTCCGTCATCTGACGAATTTGCTTGCGGCCTGCCGGGGAGATGATCCGGGACTTTCGCTTGAGGACCGTTTCAGGGTCTACCCAGTCCTTGCGGACGGGCGGGATGGCGCGCTCTGGCATGCTCGGCCCGATCTTGACCTGGCCGCCAGAATTGAAAAAGGCAGCCTTAGCCGCCTCGATCTGTGCTTGCCGCTCGTTGGCGGCGACGATGAAGTTGTTTGTCATGCTGCCACCTTCTCGAGGATTACCCCCGGCATGCTGAATGTGTCGCCCTGGACTTCCACAAGGTCGTCGAGGTTCTGCCGGTTCACGGTGAGCACTGAAATAGGGGCTTCACCATTCGCCACGGCCTTCACCAAAGCTTCAATATCGGTAACCCGGGCCTGATTTCGCTCGGAGCGTGGCGCCACCTTCGGCGAGCTGGATACCTGCCGTACAGTGGTGGCCGGAGCCACGCTCTTGATCGGCTCAGGGACCACTGTCTGCTCGGGCTTCACCTCTGAAGCTTTAGCTGCGGCTGCCTGATCGTCGGCGATGCGCTTCAGCTCCTGCTGGCGGATCTGCTCGCGCTGCGCCTCCAGCTTTTTCGCCTCGGCCTGCTCATGTTCGTTGATCCGCACCTTGATTAAGGAAACCAGATCCTCGTTCTGCTTCAAGACGAGCTGCTGCAGGTCGTTGAACAGGAAGGTGTGATCGACGGCCAGTTCAGCCAAGCTCGACAGATTCACGCGGATTGCGTCGGCAACCTGACTTGCCTCGATCTTCGCCCGGGCAAGCTCGGTATCTACTGCGTCCTGCAGGCTGGCAATTGTCCGCTTGTTCTTCATGGCGCCAGCGAAGTCAGCCGCCACAGCCGGGATGGTCACGCGGCCCAGCGTCTGGTTGATCGTTAGGACGTGAGCGGCGAGCGCCTGCTCAGCCGCCTGCTTGATGTTGGTTTTCACCAGCAGCTCTTGAGCCTTGACCAGCTTGTCGACCTTGAGGCGGGTTTCCCGGGCGTGAGCGCTGATTCGATCCAGCGACGAGAAAAGCTCATCGATTGTCTGAGTTTGCGACAGTGCCTGCTTCTTGGCTGCCGCGACCGCCTCTTCGACGTCGCCGCACCACTTGACGGCTTTCTTCGCGTCTGCAAAGTCCTGATCGGTTGTCAGGGTGGTTTTCACCGAATCGATCACCGCCAGGGCGGATTGCTCGAATGCCTTGAGGTTACTGGCGGTAACCATGCCGGTCAGTTCGATGCGCAGCGCTGGCAGCTCGTCCGGGGCTTTGCCGACCACAATCGATGGAGCCTCGCCGATCACAAAGTAAGCCAGATCGGCAGCGAACTGTTTCCAGCCTTCGACCAACTGTTCTGCGCGCCCCAGCACTGGCCGGTACTCCATGGAGACGAACTTGTCGTTGGTGCCATCCGAGCAAACGAAGATCACGCGCTCTGCACCACTGACCAGCAGTTGCTGCTCAAGCTGCCAGTAGTAATGCGGGTCAAGTTGCTCGGCGCGCACCTGGGAGGCCAGGCCTTCGTTCCAGAGTTTGTGCTCGAACAGCGTCTCGCCCAGCATGGTCGCTCCATCCATTGAGGCGAGCAGGTTGTCCTTCGTGCCCACAATCGGATACAGCTCTTCGCCGATCATGGTTTCTACGAGCGGCCTGGCCATGGCTTCAGTTGCGTGACCGAGATCGAAGATGCGCTGTTGCTGAGGGGTAACCTCCGGCGTGAAGCCAGTCTTCTTCTGCGTCAGAAGCTCGGTACGGGTTTGGTATTTCGAGGCGCCCATCATGGCTGGCGCTTCGGAGGCGGTGAAGTAGTCGGCGCGCAGGGCGTGCCACTCAGCGCTGCCCTGAGCTACGCTATGGATGTTCATTCGGATATTCCTTCGATTGGCGCGAGATTCGTGATCTGTTCGATCTGCTGCTCGCTCAGGGTGTATTTGCTGCTGACAGTGGCGATAAGGTGGGCTGGCGAGGATCGACCGGCCTCAACAGCTATGCGCCACTTGGGAAGGTTTTCTTGAAGCTTCTCGTCTGGGTAGTCTTCCAGCACGGCAGGCTCACGAGATGGTTCTGGCTGCCGTTGCGAATTCACCTCTCGCGGCCCGTCGTCGAATACTTTTCCCTCCATCTCGTCAGCCGTAGGCGCTGATCCGACTTCAGGGAATGCCTTGCGTAACGCCTGGGCCTCGGCGCACTTCGCAAGCTGCGCGTATGCGCGGCGTTTCCACATGGAGTTTGGCGCGGCCGTGTCCTTGCTCGCCGTCGCGTAGTTCTCAAGCCAGCGCTCATTCGCTGTGTACTCGGCGACCAAGCCGTTGCTCATCTGGCGCTTTACCGTAACCCGGCACCATTCGGGATACGTGACATCAACCCCGCTGAGCTTTGCTGTCACAGGCGGGCCATACTCTGGCTCTCCGATCCCGGCGTACTGGCCGGTGCGCGCTGCTTGGATTCGGTACAACCCAATGCCAGGCATTACCGTGTCCTGCATCCGCTTCTCTTTAGAGTTCCAGATAGGAACGATATGCACCGGCTTTAGCATCGGATCGAGCTGCGCCGCCTTGCAGTAGGCCAGCACCATAACGACCGAATTGTGTGCAGCGCCTGGGTACAGGCTGCCGCTGAGCACCTCGACGAGCGCATCCTCGGAAATGGCCGGAAAATTCTCGGCATGCTTCATAACTGCGGACATGACTATCTCCACGCGCCATGCCGATTGCCGGGGCGCTGTGCGTTCAATGTTGTTTATGGGATATTCCGAAACTATTGATCGGAGAGCGAATGATGGCAAAAGCTAAAATTCTTCCAGCACCTTCGCCAAGCAATGGTTATTACGGGGCAACTACTAAAAACACCGGGCTGGATCAGCGAGAAACGCTAGAGGAAATAATGATCAACTTGGCTACATCGCTGGGCATTCAGGTTATCTACAAAGCCTTGACTGCGAGATTCAGTTACATCTATGAAGTGCAATCACCCTCATTTAGCGGCTTCCAAAGCGCGTCAAATACTATTTTGGAGCTATCTAGAGCAGTAGCAAAAAATCTAGTTCGTGATTCGCTCTGCGTATGCGCTTGCGAGCATCCACATCGTTGCGAAGAGGAGGGCGTATGCAGAACCTCGCCAGTAAGCGAGTCTGCGCAGGCGTTGGCGGTTCATGATCAGTACTCCAGATCGACGGTGAACGCGTGCTCACACTCTGGGCAGACAACCTTGACACCCTTGGTTCGCTCGGTGCCATGCTCTGGCACATCAAAGCGATGACCGTCCCAGAAGTCCGGCCCATCCAGAAGATTCACATCCTCTTTGCAGGCTGGGCATTCGGTGTCGAGGGTGATTGACCACGTTGCCGTTAAAGCGCTCATGGCCGAGCCTCAACCTTCGGCGCCGCATACCGATGAACCCATGGCCCGCCCGGCTCGCGGTAAGACTTCAGCGGCCAGCCAACATAACCCATGCGCTCGGCGCGCTGAATCACGTCAGCAGGGTTAGCCCCGGCGATCTCTTCGAGCATTTCATCTATCAGGGATTTAACGATTGGCGTGCTCATGCTGCCTCCCTGCGCCCGGCGGTGATTTTATTCAGGCGCTTGCAGTAGTGGGAAAACTCTTCGAGGGTGATCAGGTGGTCGGTCATCATCTTGGTGATGATTCGCTGCACCAGAATCGTCTCGCCGTAGGCGCTGGCTGGGTGCTCAAGGCTTTCCAGTGCGTCGTCTAAGATGATGTGAGGGCTCAAAATCCACACTCCGACTGGGCCTTGTCGTCTGCCCGTACCGCTTCGGCATACTCTTCGGCGACCGGTGATAGGAGTTCCAGAGCCAAGTCCTGCACTACCCGGCACTCGCCCTCCTCAACGCCCAGGGCCTCGGATGCGAGCCGGTACAGCGCGTCATCTTTGTGAGCGCGGCGCATGAGCTCCATCAGGATCCGCTCGACTGCGAAGTGATCATTCGGCAACTCAGCCAAATGCTCGGCGACCTTTTCGACAAGCTTGAACTCGTCAATCAGAACCCCGTCGTGCCCCCATGGGTTGGGCTTAATCACATTGCGCCCGGCCATCAACTTGGCCGTGGATCGCTCAACCCACTCCTGGCCCTCTGCAGTTTCGAGAAAACCGTCATCCTCCGGAGGCAACGCACGGTCGTAGTTCTGTTGTGCAATCTGCAATGCAGCGTTCATGGTTGCCTCCATTGGGCTGGGTTATTCGGTTGGCGGCGCGTCAATATCCAGAAAGCGAATCAGCCAGGGCGCCAGCGTTTGCATGGTGCCGTCGGGCATTTCGATGATCGCAACGCTGTAGTTTCCAGGGCCGGTTTCGAACTCCTCATACTCAACGCCCCAGCCGTGAAACCTGCCTTCGCCCGCATCGTCGTATCCGTTCATCAGCCGTCCGAGCGAATCGTGAATCGGCTTCATCGTCATTACTGGTCTCATCACTCAATCCTCAGTCAGTGAATCAATTCGGCTGGAAACCCGAACCCGGCTGTAGCCCGCAAAGGAGCCGGTGGATTTCCATGCGAATAAATTCAGGGCAATAAAAACCCGGCGTTAACCGGGTTCCACAGATCAGGTTTAAAGGGTTATCCGGGCTCTGACCGGGCCCTTATTTCTTGGCGGGACGGCGGCGCCCGAACGCTAAACCGCCCCGATGGATGTTCGCCTGACTTCGGCGGGGCGTGATGCCCGCTCAAGCTCAGCGCTCGCACTGTTCTGGCATGTAAGCGATTCGGGTCGCTCAAAGCTCAGTGCTGCGCCGATCAGGATGATCTGGAGCATGGGTTTCTCCGGTTGGTTATGCAGGTGTCCCGCATCTGCGGGGTTGGCTTCCGCATCGGCGGTATGATCTGTCCGGGGCTCAGCCGGAATTGAGCGGAAGGGGAAGCCCTAAAGGCTGCCTGTTGGCACTTCCGCCGCCCGAGACTTAGCCTCAGATCACACCCCGATGCGCTCTCAGAGAGAGGATCGGGCCGCATGTGCGGGCACTGTCTCACTCCTTGCCCATAGGGCTGGCTGTGGCGCGCTGGATGGTCGCTTCGAAGCGTGCGGCAAGATCAGCGTTAACCTCGGCCTTGGCGGCGCTTTCTTCGGTGCCTTTGGCTCGGTGAGCCTGCTCGTAGCGGCGCAGGGTTGCGGCGGCAATGATTAGGTCCGCAACCAAATCAGGGGCGGTAGCGATCAACTTGGCGTTGGCCAGCGACGAGCCTTGCTCATGCGCTCGATGAAAAACCACGGCGTTAGCAATTCCCCATCCATCTTTGTCGTAAACGATCTGCGCTTGCTGGCCTTCACCGACATGCCAAGGCCCCGGCGTAAACTTCGACTCACTCATCACTTACTCCTTGATCATGCGGGGCTGCCTTGGCTGGTCTCTCAAGCTTGTTCCAGCGGCGAACTACCGCCTCCTCGGAGCAGGCGTTCTGAAGTTTGTGGTCACAATCGCGGCACTGCACCCAGCTTGCGGCGTTCGTGGAACTGTCCACTTCCAGATCATCGCCGCCGCATACAGGGCATGGCTTTGGTTTTGGATCACTCATCACTTACCTCCTACCGATCTCGCCAGACGCATCCATACATCACGCTGAGCGAGTGCCATTTGACTGAATTCTTTCTCCCGTATAGCCAGATGGTTATGGTTACGGGCTGCTTGTACTGCGAGTTGTTTTAGGGACATGAGGGGCTTCCTTGCTGAAATGGGTTACGCTGCTTTCGTAAAGGTTCTAACGGTCATGACCCTTTCCTCTACGACGCAGAGCAAGTCGTAGGCATGCTCAATCCAGTCGACAGAGTCGGGATCGGAATGCTTCCCGCCGCCGTAGTAGTAAGTCCAGCCAACCCATGAATCATCCGGCAGGCGTCCACCTACAGCCTTGGCCTCGTAGTGGCGACCACCATCGGCAGGCAATCCGGTTTCGATCTCGCCCTCGCGGGTTTCGCTCTTGGCGTCCCAGTGGGCGTCAGCCTCGACCAGCGCGTCATATGCCTCGTCTACCTCCTCCCCGGTGCGGGCGGCGAACGTTGCAGCTGTTTCGCCATCCCACTTCTCGGCCCACTCAAGGATCAGATATTTCACTTTCTGTTCGGGTGTCATCTCTCTAACTCCTGATTGCCCATAGGCGAATTAAGCTGCTACCTGGCTGCCAAAGGCGTCTAGCCAATCTGAAACCTTTGCTGCAGCCTGGTGTTTGTCAGAATTACGGAGCTCTTGAATGTACTCATAAGCTTTCTTGGCGAATCGCTCTTGATCCCTAAGGACGCTCATTGAATGCTTCAGCGTGAAAATTATTCCGCCTGCCAACCAGTCGACTTCACTCATGGTCGAGTAGCGCTCTCGGCAGATTTGAGAGGCCCGAATCTGGCTTTCCACAACTTCTTTCACGCTCATGCTGCACCTCCTCTGACTTCCCAATGCAGCCTGTCGCCAAGCTGCATCAGTGAAATGTTCGGTCTTACTCAAGCCAGGCACCGGTCGCTCATCCGGTATCACGCTTCCCACTTCGCTTGGGGCCTGCGTGTCGCTTGAATGACAGCTTCATGGCCGTCACACCTGTTTGCAGCTCGCCCTGTTGGGTCTGCTGGCCTTCTATGCCTGAAGGCTCGGCGGTCTAAGTTGTGAAAGAGCGCAGACCCGATTGAGGCCCTGGCGAGTCGCTGTAGTGGCTCGATGGAGTGAACTATCACGCATCGTGTTTATTTCGTCAACACATAATGTGATTTATTTTCGCAAACAAACACGGCGGAAATCTGTTTACGCCCGCTTCGTGGTCGAGCTATTATTTTGCTATTACTGGATATATGTACAGCTAAGGAGAATTGAAATGGCGAAGGCGCATAAGCAGTCGAGACCGGCGTCGAGGCAGGAAATGAGCGGGGTAGAGCGGCTGGGGCTGCGCGTGTCGTCGATGATCAATCACCCGATCGCCCAAGAGCGGCGCTGGGCAACAATCCATCGACTGGATACTGACGGGGACAGAGAGTGGGAGGAGGTGATGGGCGTGCTATCTGCAACAGACGGCATCGAGATGACTTTCAACGACGAGGATGATTCGGTGACGCTGCGCTGGGAGGCTGATCCTGATGCGGAGCGTCCGGTCGAAGTGGACGATGCATTTGAGGCAGAGGCGGCGGCGCCTTTCTGAAATTAAAAATCCCTGTACGCGTGACTTAGCAGATGCTTTAATCGTCTCATAAGCAAGGAGGAGTACCGATAGAGTCTCTTCCGGAAAGCTGACAGACTAAATGGGTTGCGACTACGCGGCCGGCGCTAGGCCCCTGAGACTTTGACTCAGGGGCCTTTCGCTTTCTGGGCTATGGGAAAACCTTCTTTCCGTAACGCCCGATCTTCGTCTTCAAGATATCGTATGCCCTGTTGGGCTGATCGGGACGCAGCACAGAAAGCCCAATTGGGCGTGCCGTAAGATCAGCAATCTGAAGGCCGACAGAATTTGTCTTCTTGTCAGTTATGCATATCTCGAAGGGATATTTTTTCTGGCCCCAGTTCGCGCCGTCACAAACCCTTCTGAAAGCCAGCTCAAGATCAGCGTCTTCCTTGCCGCCCCTGGCCTCGAATACAAAGTGAGTTTCTTTGGCGTGGGCGCCAAGGCCGATCAGGTGTTTGTAAATCCGCTCCAAACCAAACTGCATTGCGAGATGGTAGGGATGGCCTGGATCTGCATAGCGGCTTTTATGGCGCTTCTTATCGATGATCACAGCGAAGATATCGAAATCCGTTGCGTCGATTATCTCTGACAACCGCTCAAGCAAAGCATCTCGATCGTCCTTCCCCATCTTTGAAAACCGTCCCTTCTTACGAACGATCTCAGATTCATGAAAGACAACGTGATCGTGCCCAAATAGATCGAATTTCAGCCGGTTGACCTTCGGCATCAGCCGATCAATGTATTCGTCCTTGTGGATCAGGCAGAAGGTGAGAGCAAAAATAGGGTAATTGTCATCGATCGACTCAAGGCTGTGATCGCCGCTCTCGTCGACGAATACCACCCAATCACTTCGCGCCATCCATTGCGCCTCCCCGGCGTCATAAGAAATACAGCATTAATTTTCACAAAAGGTGCGCATTCCAAACAAGCAGCACGCGCGCCTGGACGTAGGTCATATCCCGGCGAATCAGCCGATCCTTATGCCTGATGTTGTCCGAGATCATCTCGAAATGATCCTCGTCAGCAACCTGCAGTCGCTTGATGTAAACGTGATCGTCCCAGAAGAATAGATAGATGCCGTCACCGATGAAGTCGCGGACGTGGACATTCACGATCAGCGGGTCGCGATGCTTGATCGTCGGCTCCATTGACTGGCCCCAGCCTGTCACAAGCTTCAGGTGGTAGTGCTCGTCGAACTCAACACCCAGTTCGCGCAGGTGGCTCGGGCTGACTCGGATGTCCTTGAGCATTTCCGGGAAGTCATGGACTGACTGGCCACCGCCCATTGCGCCGCGAATGTCGTAGTGAGCGATCCAAACCTCGTCACCGACAAGGCCGGGTCGGGAGAAGTCCCCGGTTATGACATTGCTGGATTCGCTTTCTGCCACAGCAATAATCTTTTGCCTCAAGGCTTCCGGCACATTCTTCCCGCTCTTGGCAAGCATTGCTCTCACGGCATCAGCGGCGCTGACTGGTTCGGCGGGGGCGTGAAGTGAAGGAAAGTCGAGCTGTCCATACTCTGCGGAAGGAAGACTCATCAACAGTTGTAATTCGTCGATCTTGAGCGCCTTAGCTATCGAGGCTATGTCAGCCAGGTTCGGCTCCCTCGTGCCTGCTTCGTAATTACCAACACGAGACTGCGACTTCCAGCCGCACGCTTCCGCTAGCTGAGCCTGCGATAGGCCAGCTTTTTTCCTGAGGCGCTTTATGCGCTGCGCTAAAGATTCGTTCATGCGCGGGATTCAATCACGAATTGAAATACCCGGCTTTCACTTATTGTGTTTGCCTTTAACACGATGCGTGTTTATCCTGTGTTTAATTATGGAGGAGCACCAGATGAATCAAGTCCGAATGATCCGCGAGAGGGCTGGCGTCACACAGGCAGCACTGCGCCGGGCGCTCGGCTGGAATCAATCCCGCCTGGCGAACTACGAGTCCGGCCTGCGCTGTGTAGGGCTTAGTGAGGCCCGACTCATCGTCAAGGCTTTAAACGCTCTGGGCGCCAAGTGCGCACTGGACGACGCTTTCCCTCCAGAAAAACAGCCTTTAACTGCCGCTTAACCAATTCCAACCATGAAGGAGCAACACATGTACGTCGACCCTAATCACCTGCACGACAAGGCAACGAAGGTGCGCCTCGACGAGGTAGCTGACGATTTGCTCACCGCCATGGCCAGGTTCCACAGAACCCAAAAGGCTGTGCTTGCGCGCGACCTGCTCGAACGCGCTCTGAACCAGATGATGGAAGAGCTTAACGCGAAGACTGATGTGGCTTGAAGTAGCCGAGGAGGGACTGTGCCTGAAAAAAGAGAGCTGGAAATCCAGCTCGACATGAGGGGCAGGGCCGAGCTTGAGCATGTAGCGAAGTTGAAGGGGATCACGCCCGAAGAGATGGGCGCGTTTTTGATCAATAAAGCACTTTCTCAACTCCGCCCAGATCCATCAAGAAGCAACGTTAGGGCCTTTCGTAAGGGCTGATTAGCCCCTGAGGGACTCTTGAGGAACTGCTGAATGAGACAACTGATTCCAAAAACGCAGGCACAAAAAAACCACCGGGCAATGGTGGTTTTTCGTGCAGCACTTACAGCTAATGTCTGGAGCGAATAATGCGCACTCAACAAGACAATGTCAATCCCGTATCAATTCACGCCGCGCCACGTTTTGTTATCTCTGAAAACGTGGCGCGGATCGTTTCAATGTCCTCTCAGGAAATTGCCGATCTGGTCGGGTCACGCCACGACAAAGTGAAGCAATCAATTGAGCGTCTCGCAGCGCGCGGAGCTATCGAACTCCCCCCATTGGGGGAAGTCCGGAATCACTTGGGGCAGGCGGTCGAGCAGTACCAGGTCTGCAAGCGAGACAGCTTTGTAGTTGTTGCGCAACTCTCTCCCGAGTTCACGGCGGCGCTTGTGGACCGCTGGCAAGAGCTTGAGTCACGCCAAGCCGTCACGCTCCCTGACTTCTCTAATCCAGCAGCTGCAGCACGCGCTTGGGCTGATGAAGTCGAGAAAAAGCAGGCTGCTGAAAAAGTTCAGCAATTGCTCAGCGCTGAGAATCAGGCTCAGGCAACCAAGATCCATCAGATGGAGAACCTCTTCCAGGAAGGCATGACCGCGCCGCAGTTCTGCAAAAAGCTGAATGGCGTGAACGTGATGCAAGTCGGAGGGGCTCTTGAGGGTCGCAACTGGCTCTACAACGAGAGCAAGACTGGTGTGCGCTGGCGTGTGGCGTCTTATGCCCGCGACAAGTACATGACCGAGCACGCGCACGAAGTCACCCCCCACGGTAAAGACGCCTTCTTCACCTACACGCCGGTGCTGCTGAAGAAGGGCGCGATCCGTCTCTATGATCTCTACCTGAACAAAGAATTGCCCATGAAGAAAACGTGGGACGGCCTCTTCACACACGACAAAGAACTCAAGGGGGTCGCGTGATGGCACGTTCCCGCAACATCAAACCAGGCTTCTTTTCGAACGAGCATCTGGCAGAGCTGGACTTTGCCACGCGCCTTCTTTTCATTGGTATGTGGACCGAGGCAGACCGGGAGGGACGCCTTGAAGATCGTCCGAAGCGTTTGCGCATGGCGTTGTTCCCAGCTGACAGCGTAGATGTTGATCGCATGCTCAATGACTTAGCTGAATTCGGGTTCATTCAGCGATACGAGATTGATGGGAAACGCTATCTGCAAATCGACAGCTTCACGAAGCATCAAATGCCTCACCATAAGGAAGTTGCGAGCGTAATCCCTGCGCCGCCGGGTCGCGCTCAAATGACACGACACTCTTACGACGTGTCTCCGTCGCTCAGGGAGTCAACTTTCGCCCGCGACAACCATACGTGCTTGCGCTGCGGAGATACCGAAAGGCTTTCGATTGATCACATCGTCCCGCTCGCTAAGGGTGGCGATAATTCGTCTGAAAACCTGCAGACTCTGTGCTCGACCTGTAATTCGATCAAGGGCGATTCAACGTCTGATCATCGTCGATCCAACGTTGACTCAAGAATGGCTCAACGTTGCGACAACCATGCAACCCCTTGCCCTACTGATTCCCTCTCTCTTGATTCCCTCTCTTCTGATTCTCTGATTCCCGCTTCTCCGATCCAAGATCAAAAGCCCTTGCCAGTCGCTTCCGCTCCGGGCGCGTCGAACGTGAAGGTGCTCAAGCCCAAGGCGGCGAAGGAAAAGACACCATCGCAGATTGCCAACAGCAACACCTGGGCTGCGTATGCCAACGCCTACTTCGACCGCTACAGCGTTGAGCCGGTACGGAACGCGAAGGTCAACGGCCAGGTGGCCCAGCTTGTGCAGCGCCTCGGGGCTGAAGAGGCGCCGAACGTTGCCGCTTTCTACGTGACCATCAACGACTCGTTCTTCATCCGGTCCTCGCATGAGTTCGGCCTGCTGGTCGCCAGGGCGGAAGGGATTCGAACGCAGTGGATCACCGGCCGACAGGTCAACGCCGTCACTGCCCGCCAGATGGAGAACACCCAGGCCAACATCAACGCCGCCCAGCACGCCCACGCCATGATCACAGCCGGAGGTGAGAGCAATGCTTTCCTTCGCCGAAATCGCTGATCTGAGCATGGCCATCTGCGCCACTGCTGAAACCCTGGGCCAGACCCTGAGCGGTCCTGCCGCCAAGCTGATGGCCGAAGACCTCGCTGACTACGACATGGACGTGATCGCCAATGCGCTGTGGTCATGCCGCAAGGAGCTGACCGGCAAGCTGACCTTGGCTGCTGTGCTGGGTCGCATTCACGCCGCCGACGGCCGTCCGGGCAAGGACGAGGCATGGGCCATTGCCCTCGCATCGAACGATGAATTCGACACCGTGGTGATGACCGATGAAATCCAAGTGGCCCTCGGCGCTGCCCGGCCAGTCCTCAACGTAGGCGACAAGGTCGGCGCTCGCATGGCCTTCATCAGCTCCTACGAAAGGCTGGTCTCCAAGGCCCGTGAAGACGCGATCCCGGTCAACTGGCACGTCTCCATCGGATTCGACGCCAATCGCCGTGTCGAGGCCATCACGGCCGCTGTGCAGATGAAACGCATCCCTCAGGAGCGTGGCGCTGTGTACCTGGCCGACCTCAACGTCGTGCCGGTCACTCAGGAGGGCCTTGCCATTGCCGGACTGATCACCGGCAAGGCCGCCACGCCATCTGCTGACTTCCGGGAAAAGCTGGATGCGATCAAACGCGACCTGAAGGTCAAGGCCGCCCAGCGCCAACTGGTCAAGGATCACCGCATTCGCGCCACTCGCCGGGATCTGAACGAACGCATAAACCGCCAGCTCGACGCTGCGGCCGAATATCAGCGGAGGGCTGCGCAATGATTCGAATATTCGCTGTGATTGCGCTTGTGGCGCTCGCTGGCTGCGACAAGGTCAGGAGTGACGTCAAGAGCCAAGTCGAGGATTACGCCGTCTGCCAGAAGGCCGGGATGGGCAGTTATCTGAACGCCTATTCCGAAGTCCGCTGCATGCCGCCCAAGGGGATTGCCCAATGACCCCCTTCGACCAGTCCGTACTCGCTTACTACCAGCGTCATGGTGGCGCAACAGCCTGGATCTGCGCATCAGCCCTTCAAGTAGACAGGGAAGAAGTCAGCAAAGCCCTCCAGCGTCTCAAGCGTAAGGGCGTCATGAAGAACAAAGGCCCCTTTTGGGAGTGGAAAGCGCCATCGCGCCAGGAGGTTGGTTATGAGTGAGCTCATCGAAGTGAAGGTAAGCGAGCTGAGTGGTGCTGCGCTGGATTGGGCTGTGATGGTGTGCGTGAAGGGCGAAAAGACCAAACACGAATTCGAGGACGGAAAGCTCTATTTGGTGGTGAGCAAGCAGCTTATGGGTCATTGCCAAGAGATGTCAGAGCCCTTCATGCCCTCCACCCGATGGCAGGAAGGCGGCCCGCTGATCGAGAAGTACGGCGTCCTGATCTCTCCCAAGGAAAGCCCTATTCACGTCAATGGCGGCCCGAACGCGGGCTGGCAGGAAAGCGGCTCATGGGGCGCAACCATTTTTCGCAAAGGCGAGCATCGCCGCAAAGCCCACAACCATCCTGACGAGCCGTTGGTTGCAGCTATGCGTTGCGTCGTGAACTGGGTACTTGGCCCTGTCGTGTCTGTGCCGAAGGAGCTTATCCATGAGTGATCTGATCTGCCGCAAATCGATGATGCGCTGCCAGACGCCGGGGATGTGCTCACCTCATGGCGGGTGCGGCGCCTCAACTCTGGTGCATACGAATGTGCGCTATGACAGCAAGACGTCCCCGGCAGTCGTGGACGCTGAGCGAGGTTCAGCCATGACCAATGAAGAGCTGAAGGCGCTGGCTGAAAAAGCATCGCCCATTGATGAGTGGTACAAGCCAGGCGACTTGCGCTACGCCGATGACAAGTCCGGCGAAATCCACGGAATCCATCACGACGATGACTCCTTCATCGCCGCCGCCAATCCTGCCGCAGTGCTGGGGCTGATCAAAGACGCGGAGCGCAACCAGCGGATGCTCCTGGCGGCCTGCATGGGCATGGGTGCCATAGGTGAAGCGCTCGGCGCCGACATGAACAGCGACGGTGATGAGCTGCTTGGAATGGTCAACGACCTCAAGGCCCAGAACGGGCGGATGCGCGAATTCCTCAAGGACATCGGCAAGACATCCGGTGATAAGTGGGCAGTCATGGTCGCACGCCAATTGCTCAAGGAGTTCGACCAATGACTGGCAAATACTGGAAGCGTATCTGCGCCATCCCCGCTTACATGTTTCTGCTCAGCCCGTCCGGCAATCGCGTCCAGAAGATGGAAGGCGGCAACTGGATCGACCAGCACGAAGCCCAGAAGGTGATCGATGCGGCCGAGGAAGAGCTGACCGGCCTGCTCGCCGAGCGTGACGCGCTCAAGGCTGAGTGCGAAAGCTTGCGGTGTGTAGAGCCAAACTACGAGGACGTAGAGCGGCTATGCAGGGTGCTGGGGTATCTCGGAGTGTCTACCCCGGAAAGCGGAGAAGAATCGGCGGCGCGATGGCTGAGCCTTGTCCGCACGCTGATTCGTACCGCCGAAACATCGAAGCTCCTGCGCCAGGACGCCGAGAAAGTCGCGGAATACACCCACCTCAAGGCTGAGTGCGAAGGGCTGCGGAAAGCGCTGATCGACGTGTTCAATCACGTTGAAGGCAATACGGAGTGCCTTGTCCGTGACCTGGTGAACTGGGGTACTCCGCAAATTAACCCTAACGACTTCTACGGCGAATGCGAGGCGATCAAATCTATCGTTCAGGATGCGCTGGGGCAGGGAGGGCAGAGCAATGATGACTGACTGCCAATATCACGGTATCTGCGCGCCTCTCTGGCTAGTCGCGGCCAACGTTGAGTCGAGCCCATGGTTTGCGCTGGCCTGCGGCGTGTTTTTCGCGGGTCACTGTCTTGCCGGGGCATGGGCCAAGTATCGGGAGGTGCGTCATGGCTGACCTAGCACTCATCCGCACCGCCCAGGGCCTTGTCCCAGCAACCGAAGCTGACCGTGAACTGGCTCAGAAATGGAAGCTGGGCCAGGTCATCCACGGCAAGTTCACCAAGATGCGTAACGCCAAGTTCCACGGCAAGTTCTTCTGCATGCTGGATCTGGCCTGGGATTACTGGGAGCCGGTCGGCGGCCTAATCCCTCGCCAGGAGATGCGCGGAATCCAGGGGCTGGCCAAGTACTTCGAAGAGCTGAACGGCAAGCCGGGACAGCTGACCGGCGCCGTAGCTGCCTATCTCGCCAAGCTGGAGTCGGACCGGGCTGAGCGCTTCCCGGCAGTCGACAAGAGCCGCGAGGCTTTCCGTGAGTGGGTGACGATCGAGGCTGGCCACTTCCATCTGGTGCAGACCCCTGACGGCATCCGCAAAGAGGCCAAGTCGATCAGTTGGTCATCCATGGACGATCTGGCGTTTGAGCCACTTTACCGCGACGTGTTCAGCGCCTGCTGGCGCCTGGTGTTGTCCGCCCACTTCGAGAGCGAGCAGGACGCGCTGAGTGCTGCAGATCAGATGGGGAGCTTCGCATGAGGCGCACAGAACTGAAGCGGACCGTCCCCCTCAAGGCCAGCGGCATAAACCCACGCACACCCCGCAAGAAGAAGTGCGCCCACTGCGCTGAAGCCTTCCTGCCTTCGCGTGTCGGTCAGAAGGTATGCAGCCCTGCCTGCGCCATCGCTCTGCCACCGGAGAACCTGAAACAGGCGCGCAAGGCTCTGGCTGATGTGGGGCGCAAGGAGCATCGGGCGGCGAAGGAGAGGGTGAAGAGTCGGGCCGATCACATGCGTGAGGCCCAACAAGCCTTTAACCAGTGGATCCGGCTACGTGACGCCGACCTTGGCTGCGTGAGCTGCAATAAGCCGGCGACCTGGCAGGGGCAATGGCACGCATCGCATTTTCTCAGCGTCGGATCGTCGCCAGAGCACCGCTTCAATCCGGCCAACGTCCATAAGGCCTGCTCCATCTGCAATAACCATTTGAGCGGCAACATCTTGGGGTTCAAGCCTGAGCTTGAGCGCCGGATCGGGTTGCGCGCATTGGAGGAATTGATCGGGCCTTGCGAGCCGCGGCGCTACACGATTGAGGAATTGAAGGCGCTGAAGGCCGAGTACCGAGCAAAAACGCGAGAGCTGAAGAAGTCCGCTTAACGGAGGGGTAGACCATGCCAGAGCAGATGTCATTCGAGTTGCCAGCTCAGTCAGTACGTCCGCGCCTTCGACTTGTACCGAAGGCCCGGGCCGAATCAGGCCCTCAGCCTGAGCAACTGTGCATCGACTTCACTGCGCCTGTTCTGGCGTTGGCTACATACATCCCCCGGATGCCGCACCGGGACACGACTTGCGCCGGGGCTACACCGATCACCCGAGACGGGATAACCCTTCCGGCCGCTGAGTGGGCGGCCAGGCTGGGCATCAAGTGGAACACAGTGAAGATGCGTCGACTCAGGGGAGATGGCTGGACCGAGGCCCTGAAGCCGGAACTGCGCCGGACGACGTTTATGTCGAACTGGAGGATGCACGCTTAGCGCCAGACGTGCAGAACCTTGTCGCCATCGCCTTCGGATGCTGCGCGGAATTTTAGATCGTCGAGCAGGGCCTGGAGCCGGGTGATCTTCTCCGAATCCAGAGTGCCACCCAGGATGGCGTTCTCGCCGTTGCCGGACAGCGTAATCACCAGCAGGGCGTCGGATTCGCCCTGGTCCATGGTATCAGCGGTCAGCGCCATCACTTCGGTGATTGCGAAGTAAGCCGAATCGCGGGTGTTACTGCTGAATTGTCGTTGTGTCATGTGGAATGCCCCTTTGGATTGAGCGGTCAGTACACGTGGCTGATCGGGGAGGGCAAGTGTTGCATCGTCGATCCAGCCACATAGCCTGATGGCAAGTAGCAATCAAGCCCAAGGGCCGACGATGACAAATCACACAGCGAGGGCCGAGCATGGAGTTCGTGTATCGGCTCTTTGAGAAAATCGACGTAATCGTCGCAGGCCTGATCGGCTCACTGGTCGCCAGTTGGTGGCACCGAGACGATTTGGTCGATTACAAAGCCTGGATCATCTTCATGATCACAGGTGTGGCATGTGCGCTCTATCTGACGGGGATGGTCAGTTCGCACTTAGGTATCACGGAGCCCAGCAATGTCGCCGGGGTTGGCTTTCTGCTGGGGACCTTTGGTGGCTCCTTGATGACGGCCATTAACCGCGCGATTAAAGCCGCTGACCTTTGGGCGCTCATACGCTCAAAGTTCGGAGGAGGCAGCTAATGACGCTTCAATTCCTGAGCACCACCTTCATCGCAATCATTTCAGCTTGGGCCTTGTGGTCGATGCTCAGCCCCAAGGTGCGGGACGGCATCGTTGGCAAGTGCATCTACGCCACCATCGCCATGGCGGGCTACGCCATCGTCCAGCGCGACGAAACGTTCTTCATCACCCCCACGGTCGCGGGTGTCACCTTTCATGCCGCCCTGGCCCTTGCCGGGGTGCGCCACATCTTCATGGTCACCTACTGGCTGACCGTCAAGGCCTGGATCTGCCGCCATCTCAACTGTGAGCACTGCGTCAACTTCGGGCCAGGCGAGGCCCAGACTGAGCGCCGGAAAGGTGAATGAGCTGGCTCAACCTATTCAGGCCCAAACCACATCAAGAGGATTTACCCATGGACAACGAATCGCAAGCAGTACCGGCAAACTCTGGCATTTCGGTATCGGCACAACCGGCATTGGCGTCCGCCCCGGCTGCTGATAACAACCTCTCGCTGACCGGCGTTGCCAGCTCGACACCGGCCACGCCACTGCAGTCCACCACCCCGACAGGCGCGCCGCAAGCCACGGTCGACACAGGCAAGCTCAAAGCCCTCCTTATCACCCTGGGCCACGACATCGAGGCCGAATGGGATCACCTGATCGCCCTGGCCAAGAAAGCGCTGTAATCGATCAATCAAGCACGGGAGCAGTGCTATGACAACCATTGCCTATAAGAACGGCGTGATAGCCTATGACTCACAAATCACCAACGGCAACACCGTCACTTATGACGACTATGAAAAGTGCCATGAGGTGAAAGGTGTCAAGTTCGTACTGTCTGGGTACATGTGCGATTACCCCAAGCTGATCGCTGCCTGGTTCGGCGAGCCAGTAACCGGCACCGTAGAAGCCTCGGCCTTGGTGGTTGATGGTGGGTCGCTATGCTACGCGGCTTACAACGACAAAGACGGGCTCTGCAAGACCCCTATCTGGCTCGAAAGACCATACGCGATTGGCAGCGGCCAGGATTACGCGCTTGTTGCTATGGATATGGGCGCAACTGCAGCCGAGGCTGTCCATGCTGCCAAGAAGCGAGACACGGGAACAGGTGGGGTCGTGAGAAGGCTCGTTGTTAACTCTGGCGGTGCCAAGTGACCGAAAAGAAGCCCACTGACTGGGAGCGGATAGAGCTCGACTACCGCGCGGGCATCATGACCTTGCGCGAGATGGGCTCGCTTCACTCAGTATCAGAAGGCGCCATCCGCAAACGCGCCAAGCGTGACAACTGGAGCCGTGACCTCAACACCAAGATCAAAATGCGTGCTGATGAACTGGTACGCAAGGAAGAGGTACGCAAAGCGGTACGCAGCGAGGCAATTGTCTCCGAAGTTCGCCAGGTAGAGATCGGTGCAGAGCTGCTGAAAGAGATCAAGCTTGGTCGCCGGGAGCGCGTTACCAAAGCGTCGACGCTCACTGACAAGCTGATTCAGGAACTGGAGTTCATCACCGACAACCGTGAACTGTTCGTGAAGCTTGGCGAGCTGATGGAGTCGCCGGACGATAATGGCCTGGACAGGCTCAATGATGCGTACCACAAAGTCATCGACCTGCAGGGCCGCATCAAGATGAACAAAGAGCTTTCGGAAACGATGAAGACGCTGTTTGCGCTTGAGGCTCAGGCGTTCGGGCTGACCGAGGATACCGCCGACGAATCCTACGAAGACCGCCTAGCGCGGCTGATGAAGGGGGAGTGAGCAATTAATCCGCGCCACGAAACGCCCTCAAGCGAAAACGTGGCGCGCACGAAAATCAGCTAAGTCGGATCGCTTTCAATGGGCGACTGTTGTTAGTGCCAGGCACATTCACGCGCACAAACATTCCGGTAGCCACAAGAGCGTCAACGACCTCTGTTACCGCTTGCATGGTGCTGGTGCTCTTGGCGTAGCGAGTGCGCAAAAGATAATCCAGTGAGTCGGTTTTGATCTGGCTTAGAGGGCCGGCTACAGCGCCTATCACCATTTCCGTTACCTTCAACTCCTTGAACGTATCGACTAGGCGCTCAGCATAGAAGCCAGCTTCAGGGCCGCCGTACGGAAGGACAATCCAAGTAGACGACCGCGATCCTTTTTTGATCGAGGTGCCGAGCGCCTTCAGTGCGTTTTCCACCTGTTCGATCTTTGAATTGTGCTCAAAGTCGACCAGACGGTTAGTAACGGGATGCGACAGCCCCAGGGCGCGGGCCAGGTCTGCTACGCGCATTCCTTTTTCGCGCATTGCGTTCCACAGCACGATCTTGGCGACGGTCTGAGCTGGAAGCTGCACGGTTGGTTGGCCTTCCTCTGGCGTAGATGCAGGCGGAATCACTCGACCCTGATCAACGTAGATCGACAGGGCGAGCGTTATTCCGTCCACGGCGTTCGCCAGCAATTCCTCAAGGGAATCACCGGCGCTGTGAGCCTCTGGAATGTCCGGGCAGGACGACCACCAGCTGCCTACGTCTTCTCGACAAATAATCGGATATTCGTACATTGTCATTCCTCTGTGATGAGTGAGGGCTGAATTCAAGCTGTCATCAGGGTGGAGCCTCAATCCTTGAGGCCCAGTTGTTTGATGATTGCCCTTCTTGTCCCTTCTGCCATTTCCTTGGCTCCGTGGTCAGGAAGGGTGGTTTGCTTGCCGTTGAAGTAGAGTTTGAAGTGCTTTTTGCGCTTCTTTGAAACCTCTACTCCTTGAGCCAGTAGCCACCGCTTGAACTCGTTACATTTCATCAGCCCTCCTTTGTGTTTTGCTGATGGGTTCATTCTACATCATAAATGATTAAATACAACACTTATGATTAAATAAATCATAAATGATTATCTTTGCTGAGGATTGCTGCAGATCCCTTGCGCGCGCGGTTCAGCCACAGAAGCTCCCAGCTCTACACAAACGACTGGGGGCGGATTCATGAGTAAGAGATTCGGCAGGAACCAGAAGCGCAGGATGCAACACCAGATTGATAGCGCTGCCATTACCGTTCAGTTCATGGCGGGCCAGCAGCAGATGCTTAGCAAGACACTGGCTGATCAGCGGGGCGTGATTGAGGGCGTTGCCGGGGTGCTGGGCAAGCACTTTGTAGGGCTTCCTCCTGAGACGATTCAGGTTCGGGAGATCCGGAGCCAGTTCGGCCTACCTATGCCCATAGCGCTGGATGTAACTCAGCTCTACTCACAGGCCCAGCTCACGGATTTCGTTGATATGTCGTGCTACATGCTCGACGTCTACCGATCTGAGCTGAGGCTGGATCTACTGACCGGCAACACCCACGTCTATCTCAGGTCCGATCGGGACGACCTGGCGTACAGCATCAGCCAGTCAGGTCTGCGCAACATCGACAAGCGCGACCTGGCCCAGCATATCGCCAAAACCTTCGCAGAAGAGATCAAAGCCAAGCTCTGATCATCTTGTTGCACTCCCGATCCAGCCACATAACGTCGCCCCATCGATAAATGAGATAGGGGCGGGTTATGAGTCAGATCGACCAAATGACTTTCGGGGCGGCAATCGAAGCGCTGAAACAAGGCCAGCGTGTTGCCCGTGCTGGATGGAACGGTAAAGGCATGTGGCTGGTGCTCGATCCTGGTTCCGTAGTTGGCGAAGTCCGAGAAGGCAGCGCCTATCACAAGGCTGGCGTAACCGGCTCGTTCACGATCAATCCGCACATCGACATGAAGACGGCTACCGGCGAGATGCAGCCCGGATGGCTCGCCTCGCAAACCGACATGCTGGCCGACGACTGGATGCTGGTCTAACCCATGTCAGCCGACGCCATGCTCAGCCAGCTCATCACCGACGATGAGCTTTACTGCGCGCGCAATCTGAAGATCCGCACGAAGAAAGGCGAGATCGTCCCTTTCATTTGGAACGACGCCCAGCGAATCCTGCACGCGGCAATTGAGAAGCAGAAGGCTGACAAGGGCTGGGTGCGCATCATCGTGCTGAAGGGCAGGCAGCAGGGCATCAGCACCTACGTGGCCGCCCGATTCTACAAGCGCACAAGCATGGGGTTCGGCAAACGAACCATGATCCTGACGCACTTGGACGCGGCCACGCAGAACCTGTTCGGCATGGCTAAGACCTTCTTTGAGCTGAGCGACGACACTCTTCGCCCGACGATCAAGGCGAACTCCGGCACTGAACTGTCATTCGCAAAGCTGCGTAGCGGCTACAAGGTGGCGACTGCGGGAAGCCCAGGCGCTGGCCGGTCCGACACCATCCAGTACCTGCACGCCTCGGAAATGGCGTTTTGGGCCAATGCTCAGAAGATCATGGCCGGTCTCGGCCAGACGGTTCCGTTGGTCGAGGATAGCGAATCGATCATTGAATCCACAGCCAATGGCATGGGCAACCTGTTCCACGACTTCTGGGGGCTGGCAGAGGCCGGCAAGTCTGACTACGTTGCCGTGTTCATCCCTTGGTTCGCCGATCAGGAATACCGGCGCAATGCCGACGGCCTGGACCTTTCCGACGAAGATTACGAATACATGGAGGCGTACAGCCTCGATGAGGAGCAAATGGCCTGGCGGGCAGCCAAGATCCAGACGGACTTTGCTGGCGATCACAACTGGTTCAACCAGGAATATCCGGCCACGGTAGACCTTGCATTCCAGCGCATCGGTCACAAGCCGCTGATCAACACCGTCAAGGTGTCGCTGGCGCGCAAGAAGCCACTCAAGAACGCCCCTCGCATCGGCGCCCACGTCGTCGGCCTCGATCCTGGCCGTGGTGGCGACCCTTCGTCGTTCATTCATCGTCAAGGTCGTGTTGCCTGGGGCCTTGAGCGCAACAACTCAGCCGACACCATGGCGGTAGCAGGGCAGGCGGCTCGCATGCTCCGTGAAGATCCGACCATCCGCATGATGTTCATCGACATTGGCGGCATTGGCGCCGGGGTTTACGACCGTCTTGTCGAGCTTGGCTTTGGCGATCGCGTCACCGCCGTCAACTTTGGCGCATCCGCGACTGACCAGCGCAAGTACTTCAACAAGCGCTCCGAGATGTGGGGAGAGATGGCCGAGTGGATTCATGACGACATTACGCCCTGCATTCCTGACGACGACCGCCTGCATGGCGACCTGACGTCAGCTCGCGGCGACCAGTACAGCAGCAATGGACAGCTGAAGCTCGACAAGAAAGAAGTCATCAAGAAGGAACTGCGCCGCTCCCCTGACGACGGCGACGCCCTCGCTCTGACATTCGCCGAGCCCGTGGCTGCGGACGATCAATTCACCGAAGACTGGAAGGCGAAGCTCTTGCGCCGGAACGCTCGTAATAAATCTGCGATGAGTGCCTGATATGGCTGATGCCTCCGACAAGCAAAAAGCGACGGACAACTGGGCTCGGTACGAGTACGGGCTGAATCGTGGCCACAGGAACTACGTCGATACAGCGCGGGAGTGTGAGGACTACTACCTGGGCGGCGGCTGCCAGTGGAAAGCGGCTGACGTTGCCATCCTCACCGAAGCTGGTCGGCCGGCGCTCGAGTTCAACCAGATCAAGAACAAGATCAACGCTGCAGTTGGGTATCAGATCGGTAACCGCATGGATATCGGGTTTCGCCCGCGCTCCGGCGCCGCTGATGCCGAGACCGCTACCACGCTGTCGAAGCTCGCCATGCAGATTGCCGACAACAATCAGCTTCACTTCAAAGAAACCCAGGTGTTCAGCGATGGCGTGATCCAGCAGCGCGGCTACTTCGATATCCGCATGAGCTACGAGGATACGATCCTGGGCGAGGTCAAAATTGACATTCTCGACCCGATGGACGTGATCCCCGACCCGGACGCCAACAGCTACGACCCGGACGATTGGGCTGATGTCACTACCAGTCGGATGCTGACAGCTATCGAAATCGAGGCCATGCACGGCAGTAAGGCCGCCAGGGCGATCGATGACGAAAGCGATTCCGGCGACACCTTCTTGCCAGTTCTTGATGATATCGAGCGCGCTACCTTTGGCGAATCAGACTCGCTGTACCCGGAATTTTATGGCGATGATCCTGATGACAAGTCAACCAAGCGCTATCGCGTCATCGATCGTCAGTTCTGGCAGATGGACCTTGCCGAGGTAATCATCACCGCAACCGGTGATATCCGGCTGGTCGAAGATATCAACCCGAAGGCCATCGAAGAGATGGTAGCGGCGGGTGGCATCAAGCAGAAGCGCAAGATTCGCCGCGTGCGCTGGCTGATCACGACCAAGGACAAGGTTCTGCACGACGAATGGTCCCCGTTCAACCATTTCACCGTGGTTCCGTTCTTCCCCACGTTTCGCCGCGGTAAAACCCGTGGCCTGGTGGATGACGCGATTGGGCCGCAACAACTCCTGAACAAGTCGATGAGCCAGTTCCTGCACATCATCAACACTACTGCCAATAGCGGCTGGGTCACGGTTGCAGGCACGCTTGTGAACATGGCAGACGATGAGTTGGCTAATCGCGGCGCCGAGACTGGGCTGCACATAGTTATCAAGAAGGGCACCGAGCAACTCGACAGGCCTCAGAAGATCCAGCCCAACCAGGTGCCGACCGGATTCGATCGCATCATTGATAGAGCCTCCGCACTGCTGGAGTCGGCAACCGGCGTAAACCAGGCCATGTCCGGCAACCAGAGCAACGAAGTCTCCGGCATTGCCATCCAAACTCGCCAGTTCGCCGCTCAGCAGCAGCTTGCCGTCCCCCTGGATAACCTTGCCAGAACACGGGCGATGGTCGCCACGCGCATCCTTGAGCTGATCCAGGCCTATTACGATCAGCCGCGCATCATGCGCATCACCGAGTCCGATCCTTCCGGCCAGGAAGCGACGACCGAAATCCCCCTGAACTGGCCGCAGCCTGACCAGCGCATCCTGAATGACCTGACCATCGGCGAATATGACGTCATCGTCACCGAGGCCCCGGCACAGATCACGTTCGAGAACAGCCAGTTCCTGCAAGCCATCGAGCTGAACGAGAAGGGCGCTAACATCCCGTGGCCGTTCATCATCCAATACTCGAACCTTGCGAATAAGCAGGAAATCGTCAAGGCGATGCAGGATCAGCAGCACGCCGCGCCGGTCGATCCAACGCTGCAGGCCAAGGCTGAGCTTATTTCCGCTCAGACACTGAAGGCTCAGGCCGACGCAGGTCGTTCACAGGTGGATGCCGCCAAATCCAAGGCATCACTGGATCTTCTCAACGCACAGACCGACGACACCCGGGCGGACACTGTTTCGAAGTCCGTCACAGCGATGTACAGCGCAATCCAGACCGCAGGGGTTATTGCCGCGACGCCGGCCACCTCGAATCTGGCCGATGCGCTCCTGCTGTCCGCCGGCTTCCAAGATCACAATGCCGCGCCAATCGTCCCGCAATACGTGGGCACGGTCCTGGCCTCGCCTGATATCCCGCACAACACGAATCCTCTAACCCCAGCCAGCCCGGCCGTCGGCCTTGACGCAGGCATTGAAACCCCACGCATTGAAGGAGCGCCAGCATGAGCAAGTCCGACGTCGAAATTGATCAGAAGTGGAAAGTTGAGCAAGACCTTCGCTCGCTGGTCGAGGCCGCAGAAATCAATAAAGACCAGAAACGCTTGGCGGCAGTGAAGGCTCTCGCTAAGGAAAAAGCCGCCGAACTGGCAAAAATCACCAAGTAATCACGAATACCCAGGGGCAAACCATGAGCACAGCAGCAAACGCAGCAGCACAAGAGACCCAAGAGCAGATCGACGCGCGCCTGGCCGAAGAAGCGGCGTTGAGTGGCGAGGATTACACCCCGCCGGGCGAAGACGCCAACACTGATGCGGCTCCGGCAGCATCCCTTGCAGACGCAGGCGCTGAAGATTCCTCTGCCAGCGCCAAGCCCGAATACGACGCAGACACACTGGCATCCATTGCAGGTGACGACAAGCCCGCCACTGTGCCGCACGCGCGCTTCAACGAAGTGAACACGATTCGCAAGGCCGCCGAGAAGCGGGTCCATGAACTGGAATTGCAGCTCGCAACCCTGAATGGCAAGGCCGAAGCATCTGCGCCTAAGAATGAGCAGAGGCAGGAGTCCGCCGCTTACGACTTCGACGCTGCAGAAGCGAATTACCAGGATGCGTTGCTGGATGGCGACAAAACCAAGGCAAATGCGATCAGGGCCGAAATCCGCACGCATGAGCGGGAAGCGGCGCGCATCGAGGCTGAAGCTGCTGCTGATCGCCGCTACAGCACCAACAAAGCCGCCGATGACGCCAAGCGCGCAAAGCTGGAGTTTGACCTTGAGGTCAGCAAGGCCTACTCCGAATTTCCCTTCCTGAATGGCGAGAGCGCCGACGCCAATCCCGAGGCGATCGAAGAGGTGCTGGTATGGCATCAGTCTCAAATGAGCAAGGGCAAGTCTCCTGCTGAGGCTATGGCGGCAGCGGTTGCCCGGGTCGCGCCTCGCTACGCCAAGCCAGGCGAGAAGGAGTCCGCCGCTCCTGTCGTCAAGCAGGACATCCAGAAGGGCATCGACCGGGCCGCCAAGGTCCCGAGCAAGCCAAATGGCGTGGGTGCCAGGGCCTCGACTCTGGACGTCAGCAAGATGACCGGCAAAGACCTCAAGTCCTTGTCCGCCGAAGACGAGGCCAGCCTCGCAGGTGACATTGTTTAGTTGACAGCTTGATCCAGCCACATAATTTCGCAACTGCAACGCCATTGAGACAAGGACGTCACCCAGCTTCCTAAGTGGGTGACCCGCTCAATACGTAGCTCGCTCACCGAGTTCGGTGTCTCTCGCCAGCAGGGCGTAAAGCTGACCGATTCAAGCGCATCAGGAGCGTCCAAACCTGTCCTCGCAAGGGTGGCGACATACCCAGAACCACAAAGCCACCTTTATAGGACTGCCCTCATGGCAACTACCAATTTCGCGGCCTTGCAGCCGCAGCAAAAATTTTACTGGTCGAAAAAGACCTGGGAAGCCGCCCGCGACGACATGTTCGTCAACAAATTCCTGGGCGATGGCGAATCGGCAATCATCCAGCACATTACCGAGCTGACCAAAACCGAGAAAGGCACGCAGGTCATCATGAACCTGGTGGCCGATCTGGTCGGCGACGGCGTGACCGGTGATAACTGGCGCGAAGGCAACGAAGAAGAAATGCAAGCGTACTTCCAGGAGATTCAGATTGACCTGATCTCCAACGCAGTACGCAGCAAGGGCAAGCTGGCCGAGCAGAAGTCTGTTATCGACTTCCGCCGCATGGCTCGCGGCCGTCTTTCCAACTGGCTGGCTCAACGTGTTGATGAGCTGGCAATCCTGACCCTGTCCGGCATTGCCTACAACTTCAACACCGACGGCTCGGCCCGTGTCGGTTCCGCCTTCCCAGGCCTGGCTTTTGCCGAAGACGTGAGTGCCCCCTCATCGAAGCGGTATCTGACCTGGGATGGCTCTAATTTGATCGCTGGCAGCACCGCCTCGGTCGCGGCTACTGGCATCCCGAAATACAAGATGATCGTGGACCTCATCGCCTACGCGAAGTCGCACCACATTCGTCCGGTGATCGCCAACGGCAAAGAGTACTACGTGCTGCTGGTTCAGCCCGGCACCCTGGCGGCCCTGAAAATGGACCCGCTGTGGCAGAACGGCCTGACCAATGCCGGTGTGCGTGGCGACAACAACCCATGGTTCACCGGCGCGACCGTGACCGTGGACGGCGCAATCATCCAAGAATCGAACAAGGTGTACACCACCTTGGGCGCCGCTGCGGGCAGCAAGTGGGGCGCTGGCGGCAACATCAACGGCACCCGGACTCTGCTGCTGGGTTCGCAGGCTCTCGGCTTCGCTGATATCGAGCAAGGCGGCGCGGGCTGGGTTGAGAAGCTTTTCAACTACGACACCCAGATGGGCGTCTCGCTGGATCGCTTCATCGGCTTCAAAAAACCGCAGTTCTACAGCATCTACGACAAGTCTGTTCAAGACTTCGGCGTAATCGCTGTCGACCACTACCTGCCGAACTCGGGCGCTTAAGGAGGCCTCATGAACTACTTCCATTACGACCATCAGTGGCCGCTGATTGGCTACAACGAGATGCTTTCCACTGACTTCGCCACGGCTGCAACTCAGAACGTCGTGGTGTTGCCGGAAGGCGCCATGGTCATCCGCGCCTTTGTGCTGGTGACCACTGCCTACAACTCGGCCACCACCGCGACCCTGAGTGTCGGCGACAGCGTCACGCCTGCCCGTTACGGCTCTGGTATCGACCTGAAAACCACCGGCATCAAAGCGCTGGTTCCGACTGGCTATATCACGCCAGGCCAGGGCCCGGTGACCGTGACTTTCGCCCAAACCGGCGCGGCTGCTACCGCTGGCGCTGCTCGGGTGTATGTCGAGTACATCGTCGAGCGTAAAGGCGACGAAATCTCCGAGTAACACCACCGCCCCGGTTCGCCGGGGCAATTCATCATGAGAAGGGGCAATAACCATGGCTGAAGCACTGCGTATCCTCCCGCCAAAAGGCGACGAATCTTTTCCGGTATTCCTGCCGTCGGGGCATAGCGTGCGCGTTTACCGCGTCGACCCCGAAGACCAGAAGCCGGGCAGCGTCATTCCGAGCAAGTACCACAAGCACGCGCTCAAAGCTGGCTGCATCTACCTGGGCGCCGAGTACGACGAAGACGAAAGCGACGATCAAGGCGGTTCTGAGAACGGCGCTCTGATCATTGCGGCCATTGAAGCGATCGTTACCCGTGACGAAGCAGATGACCTCGATAGCACCGGCAAGCCGACTCTCAAGGCATTGAAGGCTCAGGCCGGGTTCAACGTGACCCGTGCTCAAGCCAATGATGCATGGGATCACTTCCAAGACTCGCTGGCATAACCCATGGCTTACGAAACCGTCGAGTCCCTCATCAAAGCCTTTCGTGATGACGAAAAGGATACTGTGCAGCCGTATTTCTGGTCGGATGGCCAGTTGGTGCGCTGGGTGAATGAGGGGCTTGTCGAGTTCGCCGAGAATGCCAAGAGCTTCTACGATGACCAGGGCGACGTGACGCTGATCCCTTACGGCATCGGTGACGACTGCTTCCAGCTCGACCCTTGCATCATCGATGTGGTCGGCGCTTGGATTGAGGGCAGTCCGTCGTGCTCGCTGATGCGATGCGGCGACGATTACGGCAGAGGCCGATATTGGCTGGCCTTCAACGGCTGCGGCTCCCACTTCCATTTCGACGGCGCGGGTAATCTGCGGCTTTATCCGAAGCCCGCTGCTGCGGGTGAGATTCGTCTTCGCGTCATCCGCCGACCGGTCAAGGACGTCGACAAGCGCGACGCCATCCCGGATATGCTTCCGTCTGAGCGCCGCCACTTGCTGCTGTACCTGGCCTACAAGGCCTACAGCGTCAGCGATGCAGAGACGTTCGACAAGTCCAAGTCGAACAATCGATATGCCGAATTCCTTGGCAAATGCCAGTCTGCGCTTGAGGCATCGATCCTGCGGCGCGGCGCATGCTCCCGGCCGATCCGGAGTCACTGGTAATGGCTGGCACCACCGCCTGGGCGGGCGGGATCAACAACCGGGCGAACTACCGGGATATTCCCGACGGCTACGTCCGTGACATGGTGAACCTCGATCCTCTGTTCGGCGGCACCCTCGGTCTGCGCTCTGGGTTCGACAAGGTGTGTCCGGCCACGAATGGCCGCGGCGCATTGTCAGTCGGTTCGAAAATCCTGTTCGCAGACGGTGGCTCGCTGATCTGCTTCGACACCGCGACCAACACCCAAACAGTCCTGGGCTCTATCGCGGGCGGAGGCCGACTGGCTGGCGCTGTGATGAATCAAGAGTTGTTCTTCTGCACCGCGAACGACGTATTGCGATTTGATGGATCGACACTGCGTCCTTGGGGCGTGCCCACCGTCGTTAATCAGCCATACCCTGGCGTAGGTGGCGGCGGCATCCCGGCAGGCCTGTATCAAGCTGCAATGACGCTGGTGAATGCCAAGGGCGAAGAGGGCGGCACCGTAAACCCTATTCAGGTGACGGTTCCGGCCAAGTCGTCTTTGCAGTTCTCGCTGTCACCCCCGGCGGGTTACACGGCGCGGCTGTACGTCAGCACCTCCAGCGGCGAAAGCCTCTATCTGCAATATCAAGGCTCCGGCGGCTACACGGTCAGTACCATTCGTGATGACACAGCACGCCTGGACACGCTGAACCTGCGCGAGCCGGTGGGTGGCGACTACATCGCGGCGCTGGGTGGCATCCTGCTCATCGCCGACGGCAAGACGCTCTGGTATACCTCGCCAATGAGCCCGCACCTGCTCAACATGGCCAGCTCCTTCTTCCAATACCCGTCAGCCATCAGCCTGGTCATTCAGGTGAATGGCGGCGTGTTTGTGTGCGCTGACAAGACCTATTTCCTGCAATCGCCTGAATCTGGCGATGCAGTCGTGCAGACAACAAAGCTTGAATACGGCGCCATCCCGGGCACTGGAACCATCCTGCCCGACGGTCGCGCCTCCTGGATGACTCAGTACGGCCTCGCGGTCGGCGCCGTGGACGGAAGTGTCACCTTGCTTAGTCAGGGCAATTTCATTCCCGACATGAGCACCACAGGCGCCTCCGGCGTCATCGATCACAACGGCAACCAGATGGTTGTCACCACTATGGCCGGTCAGCGCGGACCAAACCCGCTTGCCGCCACCGATTACTACGAAGCGGAGATCGTCACCCCATGACCTGCATGACGGAAGGCCTGGCAAAGTTCGGCTTTGTCTTTACCGGTGAGGTCGTGTCGCCGTCTGGCGAGGTGATCTATTCGCGCACCGACCACAATATCATCCCGCAGAGCGGTATTGATCACATTGTCGGCCTGTTGCGCGGCACCGGCACGATCAACTCAAGCTGGTACGTAGGCGTTGGTGCTGCCAACTATGTGCCTACCTCAGCGACCACCTCTGCAGACTTGCCGGTAGCCGTGGGCGAGAGCGTCGGCTACTCCCAGGCGACTCGGCCCACGTGGTCCAACACTTACGATGGCGTGTCCATGGTGGGCAACCTTGATGCCAAGGCCGAGTTCACATTCCCAGCAGCGACCCGGCTGTACAGCGGGTTTCTGGTATCGAACTCCGGCAAGGGCGCGAACGCAGGCATTCTGCTGTCGATCTCGCGTTTCGCCTCGCCCTACGACATCCCGGCCGGATCTACTTTCCGCCTGGGCGTTGCTATCTCTCTTCTGTCGGCGAGCTAAGCCATGAGCCTGACCCTCTCTGCACGAAATTCGATTCTGCCGACGCTGGTTGGCGGAACGGTCTATATCGGCCTGCACTCAGCCAACCCGGGCGATACCGGCGCGGCCAGTGAAGTATCCGGCGGCGGCTACAACCGGCAGGCGGCAACCTTCACCCTGAACACCACGACCGGAACCGCGATATTGGCGGCGGGCCTGAGCTTCAGTGTCACCGCTTCGACCACGCTGACCCATATCACCATGTGGTCGGCCTCGACTGGCGGCAATGCATTCGAGCGCCAGGCCCTTACCGCGCCGGTCACCGTTACTTCCGGCACCTTCACCATCGCTGCGGGCGATATCACCTTGGGGGGCGCGTCATGAAGCGCAGCACTGGTCTTCGTAACTCCATGTTGGCAACTGGGTCGTTCAAGGCAGCCTTGACGGGCACGGTAATCAACATTTATTCGGCTGCCACGGAGCCAGCGACAGCCGACGCGGCATTGCCGGGCGATGCCTTGCTACTGCTGACCTATTCGCTGGATGGCACTGGCGGCGGCGTATCGTTTGAAGCTACGCCATCAGGCGGTACGCTCCAGAAGAATGCCGCTGAAGTCTGGCAAGGCACCATCGTCGCCTCTGGCACGCCGACGTTCTTCCGCATGCAGCTTCCTTCTGACGCAAACACGGACAGCACGACCCTTGCGCGCCTGCAGGGCGGCATCGGCTTGGTCGACGCCGATCTGGTTGTCAGCAGCACGACCTGGACGGCCGGCGACCAACGCAAACTCAACTACTTCGTGGCCTCTATCGCCGCCGGCTAATCGGGAAGACCGCCATGTCTAACCGACTGACGAAGCAAGGCAAGGTCACGTTCATTGCCGCCATCCCGGCGGTGGTCGCAACTCCGGCCCGGTGCGTGACGACCACCGGCAATGCCGTGAAGTACTTCCTCGTTACTGACGTGATCAACCTCGGCTATGAAGTGGCGCCCGGATATCCAGTGCGCATGGATACGCATGAGGAAAACGGGCAGACCGTAATCGACAATATTTATTACCCGTTTCTGGTCCCTAATTCGAAAGTGACGGTGTGCTATCCCGCAGTCAAAGGGGTTGCGGGTCGCGAGGCATCGGTCATCACCGAGGGCTTCACTGGCTGGAATTCTGGTGCGCGCAGCGTTGACTCTGTCGATAACGACTTCAGCGTTTCATTTCAACTTCCATATGCCGCTAGCGGCGCAGTGATTTGCGGGCTGGCGCCTGACTCTGTATCGATCGGCGACTTCGCAGCCATTCAGCATGGTCTGTATAGCGCTGGAGGTGGCATTAAGGTCTATGAGTCCGGCATCGAGCTTGCAACGCTCTCGATCAGTGCTGATGATGCCTCAGCGCTAGTCATTCAGCGCATAGCAGGGGTCGTCACCTACCGAGCTGGGATCAACTCTTACACCAGCGGCCAGCGCTCCAGTGGGTCGAAGAAGCTTACGGCAGCCATGTACACGGCCGGCGACTACGTGGATTCGCCCACACTGGGCACTTCGAATTCTGGATCGTCGTTTGCGCCGCTGAGCCTTGGCACGCCAACCGCAGCTAATTCTGGATCCTCGTTCGAGGTGAATCTGCTCGGCGGGACAGCCTCCGGTAAAAATGCCAAACCCATCGTGGTGCCCGACATCGGCCTGGATGGCATCGCCACAGAGTTCGATCTGGTCATGAGCGCGATCGATATCGGCTTGTCGATTGATCCTGGCGTGCTGAATTTCGACGTTACGCCAACCGCCAGGATGTCTGAAGAGTTCCAATCGGGCATCCGGTTCGTGATGGATGTCCCGGCGATCAGCGCCTACGACACCGATAACTTCTTCGACGTTTCCTTGGTCGAGGGAATCATCGCACAGTCTGAGCCGTACTTTCAGCCCGTCCTGTTCGCCACGATCAACGAGAAGCTGCGGCTCGGAAGCGTCATCGACTTCTTCATCGCGATTGATGCCCGCATTGCTGAAATGCTGGTCATCTCGGACCGGACCGACGCGAGTCTGCTCATCACAGCACTAATCCAGGGCGGCCTGACGCTGAGCGATTACTCGCTGCGCAATCGCATCACCAACAGCTCCTATACCGGCAGCGACGGCGGAATCCAGTACGCCGCGGCTAACGAGGCAATCCAGTACGCCACCAACATCGCTACCGGTGCCGTCACTCGGTATGTGGGATTCGGCTTCACCAGCTTTTGCCGAGTGGGGCAAGTGCTCTACGGGGTTCGCCAGGACGGTCTCTACAAGATCGGCGGCGATACGGATGACGGCAAGCTACTGTCCTTCCTGATCGACTTCGCCGCCGAGGATCAGGGCACGGCCCGAACCAAGCGACTGGAAAATATCTTCTTCGGCATCGCCACTGACGGCCAGGCCCTGGCTCGACTGAAGGACGACTATGGTCGCGAAATCACCTACAAGCTGATCCAACGCGATAGCTCTGAATCCCGGATCAACACCGCAAAGGGCGTGTCTTCGCGCTACTGGCATCTACGCCTTGAGGTTGAAGAGGCCAGCTACGCCGAGATCGACAATATTGAATGGGTGGCCGCGACCGGCGCCAGGAGAACCAAGCGATGAGCATCGACAGCACAACCAGTCAGCTATTTTCGCTGGCTCAGCAGTCCCTGAGCTATGCATCGGGAAGCGCCGGCCGGATTCAGATCACGTCGAAGCCGACACTGAAGGAAACGCCGTTTTCGTACACGGTTGGCAACATCGCCCTGGAAGCGCCACCCAAGTTCAGCGACTTGTTCGGCGGCACGGACAACGCCGCGACTAACGTCCAGGCCATTGACGGCAATGTTGCTGAGTGGATGAAGACTTACTTCCCGTCGATCAGCGGTGACTTCCAGGGGATTCCTGAGGACTATCTGATCGGCGTGATCAGCGGCGTTACACCATTTGGTACGGCATCCACCATCTTCGACTTGGTCTGGGATCATGCACGGGACCGGGCATCGCGGACGGTACGGTCCGAGACAGCAACTATAACGGCGACGTTTTCTGCTCGGGGGTTCTCGCTCCCGCCTGGCGCCATGGTTGATCAGATCGCATTCTCTGAGCGACGTGGCACAGACAATGTGCTTGACGTTAACCGCGACCAGACCCAAAAGGACGCGGATATTCGGGTGCAACTGCTACAGCAGGCTGTTCAACTCGCCAATCAGCTGAAGCTGGGTATTCTCGGCGCAGCTTCAGATCTGTTCCGCTCCTACACCGCCCTGTATCAACTAGACTCACAGACTGCCCAGATCAAGGCATCAGCCTACCAGTCGTTCTATAACGCCCTGGCCAGCTACTACAGCGTTGAAGTGAACCTTGAGCAGTTGAAGCTCCGGGCGGCAGAGACGAAGGCAGGCGTCGACGGGAACATCGACCGAAACCGAGTTGCCAACAACGGTTCGAACTCCACAGGCAATGCGCATGCTACGGCGGCTAACGCATTCGCAGCGATCGCCAACGGTGCGGCTAGCGCGGCAGGCACCCTGCAGGCCAACATTACGACCGGCAGCGGTCAGTAAATGGCCGTCGTCCGTCGCTCGATATCGTCGTCCGGTCTTTTTTTGACAAAGACCGTCGTCGATATGGCCGAGTCTTTAGGGAAGCGTAATGGCCCGGCGCTTTCTTCAAAGAAAGTCATGTCGGGATACATCCTAATCGCGAAGAAAAACCAGACCCAGCCAGATGTGCCAGGGCTGCCGCCGCACATGCAGTCGCCGCTGGTGCGAAATTCTGTGCACTTGAACGCGATAATTCTGGATTGCCCAGGGTATCTCTGCCTGCCAGGGCGTTACATCATCGGTAGCAACGTCTATCTGGAATTTGCATACGTGCAGCCGCTCCCCCTGGGGCGTGACACCTATATGCCAGGCGCTATCGATGATGTACTCGAGAGCCAAGATGATCCGCCGGCCTTGGCCGGGCCTTACACATTCATCAAGCTTGGGTCGGAGGGGGCTGGCAACAAGGTGGCTACGCGCGTTTGGGGGGTTGGAACATCGTTTAATGGGGCTGGGTGCGCCTACGGGTTTGCGGCCGTGTACCTGTCCCTCAATCAGCTGAGCTGGGCACTATCCTATGCGAGAGAGGGCGATCCATTCGTCTATGTCATCCATGTGCTAAGCCCAAGCAATGTGCTGTGGACGCCTACCGATACTCCTGGGCAGTTTTCAGGCCAGGGAAACGTAAATTCACCGATGATCCATTGGTCACTTGAAATCGGGGAGTCGGTCCTTGCTGCAGTTGGGGCAAAGGCATTCGTCCGGCGCATGGGGGTGCCTTCGCCAAACTATGAAGCGACGTGGGATCTTGAAAACTACCCATGGATGACCTTCTCAGCACCTCAGCCATACGTCGATGATGATGGCCAGCAGTCCTACCGGATGATAGTGGCAGGGCAGGTGGTGTACGACTTAGGTGGACCTTATTACACCGATGACACGCCGAATGAATACGGGTGGGGCTCTGGCAATTTCAAGCGCGCCGCTGGTTCAAAAGGTCTGTGGGCGTGCCTAGTAGATGTCAACGGGTTAACTGGGAAGATAACAGCCCAATACAAAATCGACGGCGCTGACGACCCTGATGAGGATAGGCACCCATGGAAAGTTTCAGAGAAAGAGGATGATCCTCAGCCGGCAGGTACATGGTACCAGCCAAATCATCATTTCAAGTCGTCTCCGGTGATGCTGGATACCGGCGAAGGGGTGATGATTGACATCTCTTATGTCCAGCGAACCAAGGAAGACGAGGATAGCCCGACTCCCTCTACAAAGGGCGCAAACCTATTCGTAGATGTCTGCTGGTTTATCGGTGGAGGGAGCCGATCTCAAGCCATCAAAAAGACCCGGCTACGAGCGGACATCTACGATAAAGACGGCGAACAAATCATGAGCCAATATGGGCATGACGTGAAGTTCGACGCTGGCGACGACGAGATGAGATTTTTTTGCGGATCAGCTACCGATGGAGAAGTGATGGTTTCGGTACTGTTCTCAACCTTTATCCCCGACAGTTCGCCCCTGCTAAGTATCGTCGTTGCGAATCGATCAGGCGCGTCTGTCGCATACTCGGGCAAGCCTGGCTTTGCTCAGAACGTATCAAGCGCCCTCGACGAGGCAGTAACGGCTCAGTACACGGATCACCCTATACTGGATCCTGACGCAGAAGACCCTAATGACCGAGATACCAGTCGGTACTGGACAATGCCTACCGGTGACGGCCAAGTCTCCTACATCGGCAATGGCCGGTTTATGTTTTATGTCTCTTCAGAGTGGACAACACCTGAAGAGGACGACGTTTTCTTTACTCCGAAGGGGAATCTCGCAGTCGCAATATTCGACCTTGAGGGCGGGGTAGAGCTGGCCGGTGTAATTGATTCGACTCTGAGCGATTCAGGAGTTGTTGGAGGGGGCGTTACTGGGGGGGCAACACTCACTCAGGTCTATTGGGGCCCAAGGGTTGGTCGAATCGAAGTTGTTCGACCGGAAAGCGACAATTACAACGCCTCAACTGGAAAAGGGCATCCAGCAACTCTAATTGCTACCAGAGGCTGGGGGGCTCCATCTATTTCGGTGCCCGAGCAGAACGGCCAGGACATCAGAAACGGCACGACGTGGATCAGCTACGACTCTGGCGCGAGCTGGACCGTCATGCTGAATTACGGCTCGCCCGCCGGCGCATTCCATTGCGGCAATGCCGCCCAGGCCCGAGACGAGCCCATCGTTCGGGTCTAACTGAAGAGGATTATTCATGGCGATTATTGGCTATCTTGACGCTGGCACTCGGGCGACCCCTGATGATGATTACGTCTACTCGCTTTTCCTGTTCGACTCGGTTAGTGGGGCGCAGACCGCGCAGATCGCCCTGCAGAGTCAGGCATACAACTTTGGCAATGGCACCTTGTCGAGAGATGGGTCGACCCTGGCGGTCAAGGGAGTTAACGACAGCTTTATCTATTTTTGCGACACGGCAAGCGGGAATATTCGAACAACGCCAATCACCGGATTTATTAGTGCCGGGCAGTACGGATTTGGCCCTGAGGGTAATTTTTACGCTTACGTTTTCGGCACCCCCGGAGTTCTGATTAGCATTCCACCTCCCTACACTACGCCGTCGTATATTTCTCTATCGTCCGATCCGATCACTGATTTCAGCGTAACCGGGGTGGCAGATCTAATTGTTATCTCAACCCGCGATCAAAATAGCGGGAGCCCCACAGGGATATTTCGGCTGAATGCCAGTACTGGGGCGCAATCTACCTATATCGACCTCGGGCAGACGGCGTGGTCGTACGGGCCCTATGCTGGCGTGACAGCAAGCCCGGATGCGCGATTCATGGCTCTATCCCCGGCAAACCTGAGACAGAACATCACTACATTCGACGTCGACGCCACTCTGTTGATGTCATCTGACTCTTCAGGCAGCAACACTGACAAGTCCAAAAATGCTGGGTTCAGCGGCGATGGCGAACAGCTTGTATACCGGTATGGCGACACCACGCTCGCGGTGCGAAACCTAACATCCAATGTGCTCAATATTCGAGACTTCCAAGTACAGCTGGATGATAACGTCACAGGCAGCTTCGCCGCCGACTACACCCTGGTGGGCATGGTTGATGACAGTCATGTGCTGTTGCATAACCGTGGGTTGTTGGCGGTATTGGACTTCAATTCTGGGGTCGTCACGACGCGGATCAACAAGCGAAACCAAGGGCTATATGAGACCGATGGCCTACCAATCGCTTATAGAGGGCTTGGCATCGGCGGCCCGCCACCTGAGCCGACTGGGTTCTGGCAGGACTTCGTCAAGGCGACTGAGGTGGCGTAAGGGGTGGCAGATAAACAAAGGCCCGCTTATGCGGGCTTTGTTGGCGGCAGTTTTGGTAAAAAATCAGGTATCTGTTCGCACAATGAGCTTCCATGCGACTTTACAATTTTCTGGATGTTGATGCTTGTTTTGTGGTGGGAAGGGATCGCCTATGTTGGATGTTATTTCCCGTCCGCATCCATTGCACCGGTATATCCCAGAAAGTGGAACACTTTCTCCAATTTCCCACTCAGAATCCCATATAAACTCTTCAACCCCGGTGATTACGTCTTCTTGGACGTATTTTTTCGTCGCGTTCCGGAAAGTAGCCATCGTACATCCTTGTCGCTTTCAGTAAGGAGGCCAAACGCTACTACGGCGACACGCTTCGGTGAAGCTGGTCTTATGTCCACCCTGTTTTTGTAGACAGTCCTTCCAAACCTAATCCAGCCACATATCGTCACGATAATTAATGTGGTGGAGTAGCGAAAATGGCTGTCGGTGATTTGATTGGGGAGATCGGAAACAGTTACCTGACGGCGGCCGAGCGCGCGGCCAGGGCGGGGATCAAGCCAAGTTTGGCGGATGGATTCAATCCAGCCTCTGGGCCGGTGGCACGGGCGACTCAGCAGCTCACCAGTCTTAGCCAGGTCGCCCCCCAGACGTCGCCAGCTTCGAATCCAGCCCAGGTGACTACTCCTACGCCAGCAAGCCCTCCTAGCCTGTCATCGGCGTTGCCGGTCGGCATTGCTGCTGCAGCCCCGTCGGCATCACCGCCAGAGCTGTCGCAAGCGTATACGCAAAACACTGGACTGCCCGCCCAAGCTCCTACCAGCTTTGCAGAGGCTGGCGCCAATATCGGGCGCAACCTCTTGCAGAATCCTCAGCTTGCGAGCCAGCAACAGCCAGCGCCTGTAACCGTAGCCCCCGCAGCAGTTGCGACTCCGGTTGCGGATGCGCCCGATCTGCAAAGCGCAGATTTGACGGCGCAGGCGAATGGTCAGCCTCCGGCTACATCGCTTGGTGATGCATATCGTCCCGTGGTCGGCACTGCCGATACGTCGAATGGCCGGGCAAGCATCGTAGGCAAGCTCAATCCGGATGGCACGGCGTCGTTCTCGAATGACAAAACCGACCTGCGTAGCGCGTATGGAATGGCGCCGGTTAGCTCGCCTGTCGCCCTTTCTGCAGGAGATCAAGCAAGCCTGGAAAATGCAGCGGGCTCAGGCCCATCATTTGCAGCGCTGGGATCAGCTCAAAACCTTGGTGACGGCATCGGCACATTTAGCCAGGCTAACGCCGGAGACGCCAAGCTGGCAGGCGATCGCTTCCAGCGTGCCGCTGATCTCCGACAAGCATATAGGGAGCAGGACGCCCTATCGACGGCGCGGCAGCAGGCGAGCATCGACAACAGCTTCACAACTGTGCGCGACAGCAGCCAGCCAATTACCCGAAGCGATCTGGCTCAGGCCGGTCTCGACCAGCAAGCCAGGCAGAATGACCAGCAGTCGATCCTGAATGCCCAAAACGGCATCACTACCGGCCAGGCCCAGCGTGCTACAGCGCTTCAGGCGCGTCAGGCGCAGAATCTCGAAGACCTGCGTGTTGCGGCCTCGGCGCCAGATGCCACTCCACAGGTAAAAGCGGCGTTTGCGGCAGCCAACGACCCAGACGGAACCAAGGCGCTGGCGCGCCAGGTCCAGCTGGCTCAGATTGGCAAGACCAATGCCGAGGCCGCTCAGGCCAGTGCTGCGGCAAATACCGCCCCCGCACTGACGCAATCGCAGGTCGACAAAAACAAGTCGGAAGCGCTCAAGAACAACAACGAGGCAAACGGCTTGGGTGCTGCAGGGCAGCAGCGACAACTGAATCAGCTTGAAATCGATAAGAAGAAAACGGATGCGGCGACTGCGGCGCAAACCACCGCATCACAAAAGGCTGGGGCCTACGATCTCACCAGAGAGGCCAGCTCGCTAGTCTCAGACATCGCCAAAAGCGACTACCTAAACAGCATCACCGGGACGCTGGATTCGCGCACTCCGACGTTTGTTGGCGGCTCCCAGGACCTCATAAACAAAGCTCAGCGGCTTCAAACCCTGCTCACAGTGGATAATTTGAAGCTTATGAGCGGCGTCCTGACCGACAAGGACATTACCTTCTTGTCTCAGGTTGGCTCTGGATTAAACATTGGCGATGGCGGGATACGGGGCTCTGAAGAGGGCACAAAGGAAAGGCTTGGCAAGATATCCGAAAAGCTCTCAACCAAGCTTTCTGAGTACGAAAAAGCCAATACGAACGCAGGCAAGCCACAGGCCTCTCAGCAATCCCAGCCCCAGGCTCAGGCTGTTCGTAGCGGGCCAGTTCAGATCGCAGATGCGGCTGGTTACGCCGCTCTGCCTTCTGGCGCCGAGTACATCGATCCGAACGGCGTCCACAGGAGTAAACGCTAATGGCCGCGTGGGATGAGGATCCGGTTGTTCAGCCCGCTGCAACTGCGGTGGCGCCCCCATCTGCGGCGTCGCAGCCTGTGGCCACTGTGGCCGCTAATGCATGGGACGCTGACCCGGTTGTAGCGCCAGCGCCACCTGGCGCCGTCACTGCTCCGGCAAACAGCCCGGCCAGCCCGCAAGCCTACAATTACGTTAAGCCGCCAGACGTCGGCACAGGCGAAGCATTCCTGCGTGGAGCTGGTGACGGCCTTACATTCGGCTTTTCTGATGAACTTGTCGGTGGCGCTAAAGCAGCCTTGCAGCCAGTCTTCGGTACCGGCGACAGCAGCGAATCGTTCGGCGACCGTTTCGACAAGAACGTCGATGAGCAGCGCGGCCTTCTCAAGGCCGCACAGGACCAGCACCCGGTAGCAACCATTGCCGGCGGGATAGTCGGCGGTATTGCACCCGCCGTTCTGACCGGCGGCACCACGGCGGGAGCTAGTCTTGCCGCCAATGTGGGTCGGGGTGCGTTGTATGGCGCCGGATACGGTGCAGCCTACGGGCTGGGCTCGGCCGAGGGCGACCCGCTTGAGCGTCTGCCTGAGGCCGCAAAGGGAGCGGCAATTGGTGGCGTCCTGGGCGCTGCGCTCCCGGCAGTTATCGGCGGCGCCGGGGCGCTCACCCGCAACGCGGCGAACAAGACCGAGGCCGAGCTAACGACTCAGCAGGCAGCCATCCAGACCGCCCGTAATGATCAAGCCGCTGCGAACGCTGCGGGCGGAACGGCTGACGTGGCGTCGGAGCAGGCTGGCGCGGTCAGGGCGGCAGCCGATGCTGCTCAGGCCACTCCGCGCACACAGGCACAGAAAGTCGCCGACCTGGCAGAAGAGGTGGCGCCCAACCAAGAAATCCTTGGTGCTGCTGACCGGCTAGGGCTGAAAGAGAAGCTGATCCCATCACAGTATTCACGCAGCCAGTCCTATCGGGAGATTGAGCAGGCATTGGCTTCGGTGCCTGGTAGCGTACTGAACGCCCAGCAGAAGGAGTCGTATGCAGCTCTGGCGCAGAAAGCCGATGATCTCATCGTGCAATACGGCGGGTCTCTGGACAAAAGCGCATTCTCCGACAAATTCCGAACTCAAAGCCAAAGCACTATCCAGGGGCTGAACAAGCAGGCTGAAGACCTCTATTCGAATGTGTCGAAGGCAATCCCGGCCCAGACCCAGGCGCCGGCTGATTCGACGATCAGCTACATCCGGGGGCGCTCGGCAGACTTCGGGGGCGCTCCGCTGCTGTCGGCTGACGAGCGAAAGGCCCTCAATATCCTCTCACCAAAGGTCGAGACAGTTCCAAACCCGCTGATCCCCGGCACAGTCCAGACAATCACCACACACCCGACCTACGCGGCGCTTGATTCGGTTCGTAAGTCCGTCGGCGATGGGTACAAGGGGCGCGGGCCGTTCGCCAACTCCAGTTCCCGCACCCTGGATGCTCTATACGCCAATCTCAGCAAGGACCAGCAGGCGGTCGCGGACGCCGCCGGTGTCGGGAACATCTTTACCGCGGCAAAATCGGTCGTCGCCCAGCGCAAGGGGCTGGAGGATGGATTGATCCAGGCCATCGGCAAGGACATGTCTGGGTCTATCAGTTCGACCTTCGGTTCGGCCGTGGAGAAACTGGGCAGCGGAAACTTCAAGGATTTCGACAAGCTGGTCACGCTGATACCGGCCAATTTGCGCCAGGAAGCCGTACTGACCGCCCTGAACAATGCTTTTACGAAGCGGAGCGGGGCGCAGCAGCAACTCAGCGCACCAGGCTTTGTGGACTGGTACGACAGCCTCAGTCGAAACGGCGCAGCGAAGAATCGACTGACCCAATACCTGCCCGCCGACGCGGCAAAGACGCTGGACGACATTGCGACGGTAGCGCGAGGCATGCGCGAGGCATCGAAAGAGCGAATCACCACAGGGCGCCTCAACTCGATAAATCTGCTCGAGCAATACGCCGACGAGGGCGGGCTGCTGTCGAGGGTTTGGGATGTCAGCAAGAAGGCCGGGGCGGCGGAAGGCGTAACCAGTACGCTGGGCTTTCCTGGCGCCGGGACCATCGGCGTGCTGTCTACTGCGTTTTCGAAAGAGAAGACGCCTATAAAAGAAGCGGCAGAGAAACTGATCGCCAGCCCAAAATTCCGTGACGCCATCTACACAGCAACCAGCACCGATGGTGCCCAGATCGGCCGGATGAAAGCGCGGGAGGCACAACTCATGCGCACCCTGGCCTACCGGAAGTGGTTTGCCGCCCTAGGCGAAGATGCGCAGAACCAAATCCGCACGGTCGGCCCAATCACCTATCTCACGACAGATCAGACGCCTCAGCCAGCAAAGCCGAAGCCTGTCGAGCTGCCGCCTACCACTGTCACGCCATAACCACTATGATGGCGTCTTGCTCCCCGGATCAGGACGCCATGCGCGACATCAACCCTCAGTCGTCACGCCAAATCGGATTGCGCCGCCTGTGGCTGGTGGTTTCGATAATTTGGCTTGCTGGCACGATTGCCGTGGTTTTCGATCACCATAATGCATTCATGCTGTTCTTGCTCGCTGGCGCATTACCAGTTGCCGCCCTCTATGCCCTGATCGCCGGTATCAACTGGGTGATCGAAGGATTTCGCTCGAATAGATAGCTAACACCTCAAGGACAACTCAATGATCAGGATGATTGCCCTCGCTGCTGGGCTGCTTGTCAGCCAGGCCGCGCCCGCCGCCATGACAGGCATGCCTGATTACCAGTGCACGATCAAGCGCGTCACATCCTCGATGCATGACAACGACGCTGTCGCGAAAACTTTTCAGGATAGCTATATCGGCAAGGTTTTCACCGTCAACAGAGCTGATGGAGTGATGTCCGGAGCCCTAAAGAACGCCTACATCACAAAGCCAATAGTCATCGACTACGGCTCCTCTGAAAACGCGCTTAAGGTGGTAACTGCGGTAACGTCCCAGCAGAGCGGTGGGCCCGGTACGGTATTGCAGGCCTTGAATATTGCTGAATATGTAGATGAGTCTGCGAAACCATTTGTGTTCGCGGATGATGATGTCGTCTATTTCGGGCATTGCGTGCATTTCTGAATCCGCTCGGTAGAGTAAGCGGCGAACACAAGGAAGAAACCCATGGTCAGGAAGATAATCGTTTTAGTCTCAATACTCGCCAGCCAGGCCGCAGTGGCCGACTCCTACAAATGCGTCGACAGGGAAGGTAAGACCAGCTTTGCCTTCACGCCATGCCCGGCATGGGAGGGAGAGTCGACACTTTACTCTCCGACCGCCGATACGCACCTCGATAATCCTGAAGCCGTCAGCGCAGAGATCGTCCGAAGCCAATTGCGCGCAGCTCAGATGACGCACCAGAACAGGATGGAGTCGGGCGGTCAACGGACCAGCGGAGTCGTGGTGATTCCAGATACCACGACTGCCGTTGGTAAGCGCGAGATTAAGAGGGAGCGCAAAGAAGCTTTCGAGCGTCGCAAAGCTGAGGCGGACGCCCGTCGCAACGGTTACGCGTATTAAATTCCGGCGCCGAAACGATCGGATTTTGTAAATCCGGTGCCGAATTCGATTTTGAGATTAATTGCAAAACGGTCAATACAGCGCTAAATCGTGCAAAAAACCATGAAAATTACGCCGATTCCTACGATGAATCGTCCAGCGGTTCGTTCGCGCCACATTTCGAAAATATATTTTTCGTGGCGCGGGACGGCTAAGCCGTTGGTTTCATTGAGCCGTACGGTCTGAAGCCCGGCAGGTGTGGCATTCTGAACCAAGCTGTCTCTTGAATGAAGTGGCACTAGTACCCATAATTCAGGTGCCGTCAGTGTCACCCAAGACAAGCCGTGCATTGATCGTGCGGGCCTGCTAACGAGGCCATCATCTCGAAAAGAGATTGCTTACACCCCCATAGGGAGAGACGCCGTGTCTCATAGTAATGTTGCTTCTTTCGCGAAAAAGAAAGCAGAACGCGAAGCTGATGCCGGATTTCTTGATTTGCTTCATGATGATATTGCGAGCAATCCCGACAGCGTAAAGCCCATCCCGAGCGGGCTGCTGAATCGCATCCAGGCTCTTCGCGCAAAAGCTGACCAAAATCGTCGAAGCGAGCTACAAGAAGGCTAACAATTTATGCCTGAAAGCTCATTGCATATCGTAAACGGGTGGGCTCTTTATGCTCACCCTTTTTTTCTTGAGCGCCTAGAGCAATTAACCCAAGAGGTTGAGCGCGCCGCTCAAAGCAATCCAGATGGGTTTCATCGCCACCCATCTTTCAAGCTTCTTGAAGCAATCGATGAGAATGTGCGGGTGAATGTGCCCAATGACCCTGCGCATCCGAATTATCGACAGGGGAATAAGCTAGGAAAATCCAACAAGCATTGGTTTAGGGTCAAGAAGCAAGGAATGGCACCTCGCTACAGACTGTTTTTCCAGTTCCGCACCGATGCTCCTAAAACCATCATTTACGTATGGCTGAATGATCTAGATTCGATACGCAAAGATGGTGACAAGCATGATGTATATGCCGTCTTCGCCTCGATGCTGAATGCCGGAAAGGTTCCAGGTGATTTTTCGGCCTTGCTGGCACAATGCTCCCCATACGATGTTCAGGTAGAGCCTACGGGAACCGAAGAGGAATCGTAGCTTTATTGCAAGCCCGCCAAGTGCGGGCTTTTTGTTGCCCGCGATTCCTTGTGAGTCGCTGTTGCGTAAAGAGTCCAGCCACATAACGTCCACGGAAATCGCAGGAGATTTCCATGGGCGCCCCCGTCGTCGACATCAACATCGTCAGAGGCAAGACATTCGAGTTCATGTACCGCTATGCGGACAAGGAGCTGGTCTATCTGCCTATTACTGGCATGCCGAACACAGCGCCTGTACGCCTGACTGTCGCCAATCATGAAATCCCTGATGGCTGGCCGGTCCGCATCGAGGGCGTTCGTCAGCCTGAAGAGTTGAACAGCGAAGACGACAGCTTCTACTTCGCGTCCACCTTCAGTCCCAGCGTCATCGAGTTGAACGCCGTCCGGGCCGACTCCTGGCGCACTTACACCGCTGGCGGCCTGGTCATCTTCAATCGCCCTTTCGACCTGACGGGCTGCTCTGCTCGGATGCAGATCCGCGACAAGGTAGACGGCAAGATCCTACTGACCCTGAGTTCGGATTCCTCGACTGATCCGGATGGCGAGATCGATATCGACGAGGCCCTGGCTGCGCTGGTCGTCCGTCTGAGCCCGATCGTAACCGCAGCCATTGACTGGACGCGCGGCGTCTACGACCTCGAACTGATCACCCCTGGGGGCAACGTCTATCCGATTACAGCCATCAGCAAGGTCAGTGTCGGCGCCGAGGTGACCAAATGAACTCGGCCTTCGTGGTTCGGGGCTCGACGTGCTGCAGCGTTCGTCAGGATGGCGGCGCATTCACCATCATGGTGGGCCAGCGCGGCGCACAGGGCAGGCCCGGCACCGACACGGGCGGCGGCATCCAGACCATCGTCCGCACCGCTGGCGCAACCATCAGCGCCTTGCGCGTCGTCTACGAATCACAGGCTAAGGTCTTCGCGGTCGATCCGCAGACCCTTTCTGTATTCCAAGCGCTCGGCCTGGCTATCACATCCGCCACCACCGGCACCGACATCAGCATCCAGACGCAAGGCTTCATCGACGATCAATCGTGGTCGTGGACTGAGGGCGTCGTCTGGTGCAGCCCAACTGGCGCACTCACTCAAACCCCGCCGACCTCCGGCTGGGACTTCATCATTGGCTTCGCCACCAGCGCGACACGCCTTTATATCGACCTCAATGAGCCG